TGCTTTTGCTTTAATATTCTCTATCTAAAGGAGTTCTCATGGCCGCACCAAATATTGTTGCTGTAACAACAATTACACCAAACACACTGTCTATCACACCTGCTGATACGTCACGTAATGCGCTTGTTGCTGCGCCTTCTTCTGGCACCGCGTTTAAGATCAACCAGATCATGGTTGCCAACATTGACGGTTCTGCGGCGTACGACGCAACTGTTGAGTTGCGCTTGGCTGACGGTTCAACTTACCGCGCACTTGGCTCCACAATCTCTGTGCCAGCCGATGCCACATTGATTTTGCTTGATAAGACTACAGCGTTGTATTTGTTAGACACCAGCGTGACGGGTCAGCCAAGCACATTGTGGGCTACAAGCAGCACAGCCAGTAAGTTGACATTTACAGTCTCATACGAAGCTATCACCTGATAGGGGGGCATCATGCCACTACGTCCTCCTGCTGGGTTTATCTCAGCTTTTTTTGATCCGCTGAACAATCCTAATGCGCCGACCATTGGGACGGCTACGGCAGGTGATGCTTCTGCGTCTGTAACTTTTACAGCACCAACTAATGTGGGTGGTTCGGCTATTTCTGCATACTCAGCGTTATCTACACCCGGTGGGGTTGTGGGTACTGCGGCATCCTCTCCTATAACAGTGTCTGGATTGTCAAATGGTACAGCCTATACATTTGCTGTATGGGCAACAAATACTTACGGCCCTTCTGCGTACAGCGCCTCTACAGGAAGTGTGACTCCTGCTCAATTACAAAGAGGTTTATTTGCTGGTGGTTCGACAGATGCTGGCGCGGCTTTAAATCAAATTGGGTACGTAACAATTACAACAACGGGCAATGCAACAAGTTTTGGTATTTTGACAGCCGCTATAAAACAATTGGGTGCTTGCGGCTCATCTACACGAAGTCTTTTTGCTGGTGGTGAAGGTGTAAATGTTATTAGTTATGTTGCTATCGGTACTACAGGTAACGCTACAAGTTTTGGAACATTGACTACAAACACGGATGCCTTAGCAGGATGTTCGAACAACACCCGAGGGCTTTTTGGTGGTGGCTTTCAAGCCGATTACACTAACGCCATTCAATATGTGACAATTGCGACTACAGGTAATGCCGCAAGTTTTGGTCAATTAACTGTTGCCAGATATTTCCTTGCGGCTTGTGATTCGCCAACTCGTGGAGTATGGGCGGGGGGTGATTCAGGTGGTGGTGCGCCAAACTATTCTGTCAACACTATTGATTATGTAACCATAGCAACCACAGGAAACGCTACTACATTTGGGCAATTGACTGCGCCAAGAGCACAAGTTGCAGGATGTTCATCTTCCACAAGGGGGTTATTTGGCGGTGGTATTAACTCAGCTAATGTCAATATTATTGATTACATAACTATTGCGTCAACAGGTAACGCAACCGACTTTGGAGATTTAACTACATCCGTACGGGGTTTAGCGGCTTGTTCTTCTGAAACAAGAGGTTTGTTTGGTGGTGGAACAATATCTGGCGTAGTTCAAAATACAATCGCATACGTTACTATTGCAAGCGCTGGAAATGCTACAAGTTTTGGACAATTAACTGTTGCCTCTTCAAGATTAACGTCTACATCTAGTTGCCACGGGGGTACTCAATAATGCCAAGCTATTCAGGTGTATGGACACTCCCTGCTCAGTACCAAGCCAAAGGCGCGGGAAATTGGCCTAGCGCTCCTGCTATTGCATTGTTTGCTGGCGGTAATGGATTGGATAGCGGCCAATCAATAAACACTATTCAACGAATGCTGATTACCACTACAGGTAACACAACAGATTTTGGAACTTTAACTCGCAACGCAGAAAACCTTGGTTCGTGCGCTTCATCAGTTAATGCAGTGTATGCTGGTGGATCAGACTCGCTTGTTAATGCTGGCACAAATACAATTGATTATGTGTTGTTTAGCACTGGTGGGACTGCAACATCTTTTGGATCGTTGGTCAATAGATCAATTCGTGTAACAGGATGCAACAGTTCAACTCGAGGTGTGTTTGCCACGGGAACTATATTTACAACTCCCCCATATACATCTGGTACAACCTCAAACTTAATTGAATACATAACGATTGCTACTACTGGGAACGGCACTAATTTTGGTCAATTAACTGTTGCTCGTTATGGTGCTGGCGCTTGTTCTTCATCAACTCGTGGCTTGTTTGGGGCTGGATATACAGGCGCAAATTCTAATGTTGTTGACTACATCACAATTGCATCAACAGGCAACGCTACTACTTTTGGTCAGTTGACTGTAGCAAGGCAAGCAATAAACTCTGCTTTATCTACTAGTACCAGAGGCGTGTTTAATGCTGGATATACAACTACTACATCTAATGTAATTGATTATGTAACTATAGCTTCCACAGGAAATGCAACAAGTTTTGGGCAACTAATAGGTTCTTTTTATGGCGGCCTTTCTGCTTGTTCTTCAACTACAACAGGTATTTTTGCTGGCGGTGATAGCAGTACAGGGCGATCAAGTGTTATTCAGTACATTACGATTGCTTCAACAGGTAACGCTACAAGTTGGGGAAATTTGTTGGATGGAAATAGAAACTTGGCGGCTAATTCTAGCGCCAACGGAGGGCTTCAATAATGGCAACATCTTCATGGAATGCAGGGATCATCAGACCCGTAGCTGTTGCCCCTACTGGGCCGTATCAAGACGGCGCGGCTCCCGGTGTTTGGACGCTGGATCAAGTGGCCTTTTGGCAAAAGCAAGGTTTGTGGCCTATTGCTGGCAACATATTTCAAGTTGGTTTGTTGGCGGGGATAAATAGTACCACTACTGTTTTAAGTGTAAATTTAACTACAACAGGAAATTCAACCACATTTGGCACAATATCTACCATTGCCCAAGAATCTTATGCTTGCGGATCATCAACTAGATTTGTAATTGCATTGGGGTTTATAAATAACACCACATATTCAAATAGTTTGTCGTATGCTACTTTTGCTTCAACTGGAAGCACAGCAACTTTTGGCCAATTAACTGTTAATCGTTCTGCTGGCGCGTCGTGTAATAGTAGTACAAGAGGTATATTTGCTGGAGGAGCTAACGGCGCATCTCAAAGTGTTATTGATTACATAACTATTGCTTCAACTGGAAACGCAACAAGTTTTGGACTTCTTACAGCTACTGTGTATGGTATTGCGGGAGCTTCTTCGCCAACTCGTGGAGTGATGGCAACAGGTATAGCCAGTGGTGGTAACGCATTTGGAACAATAAACTATATTACCATTGCGTCCACTGGTAACGCTTCAAATTTTGGATCACTAGCAACAGCTACTCGATATGGTGGAGGTTGTTCAAATTCTACTCGCGCACTATTTGCTGGTGGGGATAGTGGGCCATCGTCTTATACTAAACAAAGTTTAATTCAATATATTACTATAGCTACTACAGGTAATTCTACAACTTTTGGTAATTTATCAACAGGAGAATATGCGCCTGTTGGACTATCTTCATCAATATATGGGTTTTTTGCCAGTGGAGAAAATACTGCTGGTAATCCATCCAACCTTATAGAGTATGTAACTATTGCAACTACGGGCAATGCCACTTCATGGGGGCAATTAACATCGTCTGCCTACGGCAAAATAGGTGCGGCCTCAAATGTCAACGGTGGCACACAATAACTTTCCCACAACCAACCAAGGACAAAACTTGAACGATCTAGCACTGCAAAACATCTCAACCGCTCTGACTACAACCAAGCCAGAGTACAACGTCATGTTGCAAAACATTGACGCTAAACTGCCAGCCGTCCTCAAAGGGGCGTCAAACTTCTACAAGGGTCATTCCCAGTTTATGAACGTCACACTTGATGTGACCACACTGACACCCTTGCGTTCCATTTATCAATCGCTGGCCGAGATTGAGCAGACCAAAAATGCGTTGCAAGAGAACCACATTAAAATGATGAAGGCTGACGTTGAGCGTCGCCGCAAAGAATCAAAGCTTGCCGAAACCACTGATCCGTTTGACCGTGAGATTCTTGAGCTTGAAATCTTTGAAGCCAAGTCAAATGCTGTGAACACGCAGAATTATATGGAAGGCGCAGTGCGTAAGCTGAACTTCTTTATCAACCAGTATGACAATATCTTGGCAAAGATTGGCAAGACCGAGATCACCGAGGAAGACTACGAGTTAGAAGAGAAGCGTTACCACGTCATGACCTGCATGAAGCAAGGCTTGAACGCTGCCCGTGCCCGTGGTGGTGTAATTGACGAAGGCAACATGATCTACTTGTTTGACTTGGGTATCAACGCCGCTCAAGCGCAAGCCGAGGTGTTTGCTTACCTGACTATGGAAAATGAAATGATCTCCAACGGCATCCCGCCAACGCACGAGATGACCGTTCAGTGGCTAGAAGCCTGCGCCGACAAGTTCCAAGACTGCGCCGAAAAGTTTGCCGCTAACCGTGGCTTTGTGGTTTTGGATCGACAGTCTTTGACCAACACTCAGTTGTTGGAGAGCAAATAATGCACTTGGTCATTGGTACTCCAATGTATGGTGGGATGTGCTGTTCTGAGTACACACAGTCCCTGCTTCAGTTGCAAAGCGACATGGAACGCAACGGCCACAAGATGACTTGCGTTTTCTTGGGTAATGAGTCTTTGATTCAACGCGCCCGTAACACGGTTGCCCACCACTTCTTGCAGACCGATGCAAGCCACCTGCTGTTTATTGACGCTGACCAGAAGTTTCGTCCAGTGGATATTGTCAAAATGCTTCAGGCGGACAAAGGCATCATTGCTGGGTGCGTTCCCATGAAGGGCATCAACTGGCAACGAGTTAAGCAGGGCGCTGTGCTAAACCACAAAGAACTGCACAAGCTGACAGGCATTTTTAACATCAATCCGCTGGAAGGCCACAAGATGGTTCATCCAGAAGCGCCGTTTCAAGTCAAACACGCTGGCACAGGATTTATGTTGATTAACCGTGAGGTTTTTGAGACACTTAAGCCACACTCTGCCGTTTATACAAATGGTGGTCAGTCCATCCCTGATGGCGAGGAAGTCTATGACTTTTTTCCTGTTGGCGTGACTGATGGCAAGTTGCTTTCAGAAGACTTTAATTTCTGCCACCTTTACCGCGAACACGGTGGCACTGTCTGGGCCGCACCTTGGTGTGAACTTGGGCATTTTGGTTCGTATCTTTTCAGTGGGCAATACTCACAAGGAGCATGACATGGCACGTCAAATGATGAAATACCGCCTGACAGCACAAGGCACAATCCCTGACTTCCTTTACCTTGGCGAAGATGGTGTGGGTGGTGTTTACGGTGTTGCTGACCCTGCAACCCCTTGGCCTCGGGACTTAGTTCAGGTTGGCATTACAAACAATGACGCTACTGGTGACTTTGAAGTCATCCCAACTAAAGCTGACCTGTTGGCGTATTTGACATCAGTTAGCGGAAGCTGGACACAGCGCGATCCAGCGAACCCCGGCGATCCAAATGCCACCATTCCTTTTGATCCTTCAGCCGCTACAGACTGGGCATGGGGTCGTTTAGACGCTCTTAACGCCTAATCATGCGTAATGCGCTGGCTCCTTCTGTTACTGCTGTTGGGGCTGGTGGGAGCCGTAGCCAAGAACGGGTGTTACGTTCGGGAGTTCTATGGAATCGGTTACACCCAACACGACCCGACACTGCGTCACAAAGAGATGGTAGCGTGGCTAGACAGAAATGCGCCCTACTGCAAAACAACGGATTACATAGTGATGTGGAACAACCTGTCCGAGTGGGCGGGGACGGCAGACTCGACAAAGATTAGAGAATTAGTTATACATGGATACAAAGATGCACTTGAGCGTGAAAAGAAATGATCGAGACAATCAGATTATTCCCAACTGTTCAAGCGTCAGGGTATCCAGACATGCACGATCTTGCCCAGAAGAAGCTGGAAAAACAAGAAGAAGTTAACAAGGTTCTTGAGCTTGCCAAGAAAAAGCAAACTCAATTGCAAGACATAGGTTTTGAGATTTACTGTAAAAAGGTAACGCAAGAGCGCATCCGTATGGAGATATTCCAAAACCGTAAGCTGGATATTTATGTATGACCAGAAAACCGACACCCAGACCAGTGAAGAAAGTGTCGATGGACACCAAAGACAAACTGACCCTGTGGGTTACGCTCATGGTAAGCACAACCCTGTGCATTTCCGTCTTGGCAATGGTAATCAGCTTTATGCTTGGTTTGTGGGCAAAGGAAGTGGACAACGCCGAAATCTTCAAGATGATTTCACCCGCGTTTTCTACTCTTATAGGCGGCATGATTGGGTTCCTGTCTGGTATCAAACTCATGCAGAATGAAGATAAAAAGGAGCCAAAATGCTAGGACTAGACGCACTGCTACAAGTTGGTGGCAAACTCATCGATAAATTAATTCCTGACCCAGAGGCCAAAGCCAGAGCACAACTTGAGCTGGCTAAGATGGCTCAGGATGGTGAGTTAACTAAGTTGGCTAATGAAACTAAACTATATGAGATTGAGCAAGAAAACGTCACCCGCCGCACTGAAGCGGATATGACCAGTGATTCATGGCTGTCTAAAAACATCCGTCCTATGACGTTGATCTTCTTGCTAGTGGCCTATTCTGGTTTTGCCATTGCTTCTATCTTCGAGTATGAGACTCGTGGCGCATACGTAGAACTACTAGGTCAGTGGGGTATGTTAGTTATGAGTTTTTATTTTGGTGGCCGCACTATGGAAAAAATTGCCGATAGGGTAAAAAAATGAATTTGACTGAACACTTTACACTTGAAGAGTTGACCCATACCGACCATCGCCAGTTTGACAATGAACCAAATGAGGCCGAACTTGAAAACATTAAACGACTTGCAGCCTTCCTTGAGGAAGTCAAAACTGCCTTGGGCGGACGACCAATTATGGTTAATTCAGCTTTTCGTAGTAAACAAGTCAATGATGCGGTGGGTTCAAAAGATACTTCTCAGCACCGTATCGGCTGCGCTGCTGACATTCGGGTTCCTAGCGTAACCCCTGATGAAGTCGTTAAAACAATCATTGCGTCTGGCTTGCCATTTGACCAAGTGATTCGTGAGTTTGATCGATGGACGCATGTGAGCATCCCAAACACACCAACAACTGCGCCAAGAAAACAGGCGTTAATCATCGACAAAACCGGTACGCGGCTGTATGCTTGATGCGATTCCTAATTGATGGGAAAATAAGCCATGCCATTACAAAAAATTCTGTTTAAGCCGGGCGTCAACCGGGAGAATACCCGCTATACCACCGAGGGTGGTTGGTATGAGTGCGACAAAATCCGTTTCCGTCAAGGCAATCCAGAGAAAATCGGCGGTTGGACACAGTACGCTTCAACTATGTTCTTAGGTATCTGCCGATCTTTATGGAACTGGGTAACGCTGGCTGGAGAAAATTTAGTTGGCGTCGGAACTAATTTAAAGTTTTACATCCTTAATGGCAACACCTATTACGACATCACTCCTATCCGTAGCACTGTAACTTTAACTAATCCTTTTACTGCCACAAACGGTTCGGCTGTTATTGCAGTGTATGACGCAGACCACGGTTGTTTAACTAACGATTTTGTCACATATAGTGGGTCGGGTATTACGTCTCTTGGCGGTAACATTACTGCTGCGGTTCTTGCAAATACTTTTCAAGTTACGGTTGTAGACAAAGACAACTACAAAATTACAGCATCTGCTACCGCTAATGCTACGGATGCTTCTGGCTCCCCCGGGGGAGGTACGGTTGTTACTCAATATGAATTAAATACCGGACCTGAATATCAAGTTCCGTTAACTGGTTGGGGCGCTGGCGGCTGGGGCCTTGGGACGTGGGGCGTAGGACAATCTACAGCTACCTCATTACAAATTTGGAACCAACAAAACTTTGGGCAAAATTTGCTCTATGGTCCTCGTGGTAAAGGAATCTATTACTGGTTTGCTGACTCTGGGTATGCTCCAGTACAAGTTACTATTACTATTGCAGCGCCGGGCGTCATTACAATGCCCATTGATTTTTCAATCCCTAATGGTACGCCCATCACTTTTACATCTACAGGCTCACTGCCTACTGGCTTGTCTGTTGGCACGGTCTATTATGTTGTTAATTCTTCAACCAATACTTTTCAAGTATCTTTGACTGTTGGCGGAGCGCCTATTACAACTTCTGGTGGTCAATCAGGCATTCAACGTATTTCTCAGCGCGGTATCAGCCTTACAACTTTAGGTGATGCAAGTACGCCGCTTTATCAAGACTACATGATTGTCTCTGATGCGTCGCGTTTTGTGCTTGTGTTTGGCACTAATGACTATGGTAGTACTGTTTTAAATCCAATGTTAATTCGTTGGTCTGATCAAGAAGATCCGTACACATGGACACCGGCTATTACTAATCAAGCTGGTAGTGTTACGTTATCTCATGGCTCTCAAATTATTACTGCTGTTCAAACTAGACAAGAAATTGTAGTTTTTACTGATACGGCGTTGTATTCTTTGCAGTATCTTGGCCCCCCGTTTGTGTGGGGTTCTCAACTTCTTGGCGATAACTTGTCTATTACTGGCCCTAACGCCGCTGTTGTTGCGTCAGGCGTTATTTATTGGATGGGTGTAGATAAATTCTACAAATATGATGGCCGAGTACAAACACTTAACTGTGATCTACGTCGTTATGTGTTCCAAGACTTTAATATTCAACAGCCAGAACAAGTTTATGCTAGCACTAACGAAGGCTTTAATGAAGTTTGGTGGTTCTATTGTTCTGCTAATAGCACTGCTATTGATCGCTATGTAGTCTTTAACTATATAGAAAACGTATGGTATTACGGTAACATGGGTCGTTCTGCTTGGTTAGACTCTGGCCTTTTGCCATACCCTATTGCGGCCACTAACAACGGCAAGATTGTTCAACATGAGGATGGAGTTGATGATGCCGAAACTGATACACCTGTACCTATTGAAGCTAACATCTCTTCATCCGAGTTTGATATTGGAGATGGTCATAATTTTGGTTTTGTGTGGCGCATTTTGCCTGACTTGACGTTTTCTGGTTCTTCTAGTAGCGCAACGCCTAAAGTTACTATGACTTTGTACCCACTGCAAAACTCAGGCTCTGGCGTTAGTAGCACTGCTTCCGCTTCAGTTGTTAAGAGTTCCTCGTATGTTATTACTGAACAATTTACAGGGCAAATTTACACCCGCGCTAGGGGTAGACAGATGATATTTAAGATAGCATCTACCGAACTAGGTACAACGTGGCAGTTAGGTGCTCCTCGTATTGACATTCGTCAAGACGGTAGGAGATAACCCATGGGCATGCTTCAGAACCAGAATGCGCCTAACGTACCCGCTGCCCCTACGCAGTATGAGCAAACTTTTATGAATCAGTACACCAACGTACTGAGGTTGTTTTTTAACCAAATCAATGCAGTTCAACAACTTAATTTAGCACGGTTAAATTTAGATTTAGGGACCTTACCAACCGACGCAGACTACGATAGTTTGCGTTTTGGAGATGTATATCGAGACACACAAGGCGGCACTTTGCAGACTGGGACTAATGTGTTACGTATTAAAGTTCCTATTAAACTGACTGGAGTTCAAGGTACAGGGGCAGTTGGCAGTGTTGGGCCTGTTGGAGGCACAATAACTCGTAGCCTAACAGGCGTAACAAGCACTGGCGCAGTTGGTACAGTTACTCCATAATATCGACATTAATAACCTAGAGCAAACACATGGACATTGATGCTATTAGTGAAAACCCTAACTACAAGCCTGTAAAGCTTGAGTATGTTGAGTTTGCCGAAGCAGATGACATCTGGGTCCGCGCTTATTCTATTCCAAAGGCTAAGACAGTCATATCTCAACATGTTCATACTCATGATCATATTACGTTGGTTTCACGTGGAACAGTTGAAGCTTGGCAAGACGGTGAATGGTTTGGGGAATTTAGTGCCCCATCGATGATTAAAATTTCCGCAGGAAAAAAGCATGCGTTCCGTGCATTAACAGACGATGTTGCTCTGTGTTGTCTACATAACTTACGCGGCACAGGACTTGAGTCGCCAGAAATTAAAGAGGTAAATCATGCCGTTTTTTGAAATTGCGTTTATGGAAGTTGCCCCTGAAATGTTTGGGGCAGAGGTTTTTGGGGCTGAAGCCGCTATGACCGATCTTGCGGCTGCTGAAGCTGCAAGTGCTCTTGCTCCTTCTTTACTTGGCGCTGCGGAAATGTCTGGTCTTGGCGCTGCTGGTGCTGAAAGTGCAGGCATTACTCAAGCCGGTATGGCTGCTGACGCTGCGGCTGGTGGTGCAGGTGCTGGCGGTGCTGGTATTAACGCGGCTCAAGTTGCGGCTCAACAAAACGCGGCTATGCAGTTGGCTAACCCCGGTATCACTAGTGCGGTTACTTCTCCTGTGTCTGGCTTTCAACCAGTATCGGGTTTTGAAGGCGTTACTTCTGGCCCTCAAGGCGCTAGCCCTAACTTTTTTAATCCCTCCGCTACTGTAGCCCCCGGTCAAGGACCTTTACCTACACAGTATCAACTAAATGCTCCTAACGCTAGTCAAAGCTTACGTCTTGGCTCTAGCCTAGAAAGTAGTTTAACTGCCCCCCAAATGACTTCAGTTTTACAACCTCCTTCTGCGCTTGAAAACGGTTTTAACACAGCCGCAAAATTTGCTAAAGAAAACCCATTTATGGCAATGACAGGCGCATACATGGGTGCTAATGCTTTAGGTCTTTTGAATCCTTCTGGCGCTACGTTTAACAACGCGCCTTATAGCGGGCCTCTATCTAAATATAAATTAGCTGAAAACTTCCAAGGGCGCACTGTTAATCCGTTGGATTATCAATACAGACCTCGTTATGCAGAGGGCGGTGGCATCATGGGCGCTATGCCCCAAATTGGAAACAATATTCCAGTTGGCTACGACGAAGGCGGTATGGCTCCTGAAGTTCCTAGTTATGCGTCAGGTGGTAGCCTTTCTGACTCTATTGCACAATATCAAAAGATGCTTGGTGGTCAACAACAAGCGGCTCCTGCAGCGTCACGCGATGTAGGTATCTACTACGACCAAGACCCTGATACCCGCTATCAAGATGCGTTGACTGCCGCACAAATTCGCCAAGCCAAAGTTAACCAACGCGCTTACGTTTCTCCCCCTGCCGCTAAACGTCCTACACCGATGGGCAAATTAAATATGCCTACAAGCTCTAAGAGTAAAGATAGCGGTGACGTTGAAGCTGCGCATGGCGGAATCATGCACTCTAGTCTTGGTGGTTATGCTGCTGGTGGAAACCCTAGACTGCTTAAAGGCCCCGGTGATGGAATGTCAGACAACATTCCTGCAACTATTAACGGACGCCAACCTGCTCGGCTTGCTGATGGTGAGTTTGTTGTTCCCGCTGATGTGGTATCACATTTGGGTAACGGCTCAACCGATGCTGGTGCTAAACAACTTCATGGCATGATGGACAAGGTACGCAAGGCGCGTACTGGCAACCCTAAACAGGGCAAGAACATCAAACCACAAAAATACATGCCTAAATAAACATGCCTTTTTACCAAATCAGCCCTAATGAACTACCACAAGTATGGCCTGTTGTTGCCCCTCTTTTGCAAAAAGCAATTGACCTTGACCCTAGTGAAATAACTATTGAACAAGTTGAATATGCAGTGCGCACAGGAAAAACTTATTTGGTAGTGTGGGATGAGCCGGAAGAAGGTATAACAGGCGCGGCGGCGGTAGATTTTATTGACTACCCGCGTGAAAGAATTGGACACGGTAATTTGATGGGTGGCAAAGGAATTATGCGCCCACATGTTATTCAAGAGATGTACAAATGGATGAAACTCCATGGGGCCACAAAAGCGCAAATATGGGCTAGAGGTTCTTTGGTTAATATGTATGAGAAATTTGGGTTAGAAGTTACCCACCAAGTAATGAGGATTAAATTATGATCGTCCCAAGCAAATTTAATGGCTATAACAGCGACGGCACTCGTAATTTATTTATGGGTGGCGGAGGTGGCGGCGGCCCAACTCAAACAACATCAACTGTTCAAAACACAAACATCCCTGAGTACGCAAAAGGGTATGTTGAGAACATGCTGGGCGCAACTCAAAAGCAGTTGTTTAATACAACAGATGTTGCAGCCAAACCGGCTACATATGATGACCAAGGAAATCAACTAACAGCGGCTACTGAAGCTGGTACAACGCTAGATTCATTTAAACCTTATCAAGCATACGGCGGAACATACGACCCTAAAACGGGTGAACAACTCTCTTACGATCCTTCTAAAGGGATTGCTAAGATAAACGACATGCAGCAGCAAGCCTACATGAACATGTATGGCATGAGGCAAGACCCCAACTTTAACGTTGGATCTCAAATGGCGCAGCAAGCCGGTCAAGGTGCAATGGCATCTGCTGATAAAGCGTATGGTTACGGCGCGCAAGGCCAACAGTCTGGGTTAATGGGCCAAGGTCTTGGTATTGCTGGTGGCCAAAAGTACGGTGAGATGGGCGCTGGATATGGTGCTCAAGGCGCTGGTTTTGGATCACAAGCTGCGGGGTTAGCTGATCCAGCGTTAGCCTATGGTGCTAAAGGCGCAGGTTACGGTGATACTGGAGCTGGTTACGGCGCTCAAGCTGCTCAGTTAGCTAATAGAGCTTTAGATTATGGACAAGGTTCTGCTGATATTGGGCAGATGGCATTACGCGCCCAAGATACCGGAAATCAAATCGGCGCTCAAGCTCAAAAGTATGCGGCTCAAGCCGCTGCCGCCGGACAGAATTACGCCACTCAAGCTACTGACCCTAACGCTATGAAAGCGTACATGTCTCCCTACATGCAAAATGTAGTAGACGTACAAAACGAAGAAGCGCGACGCCAATCTAAAATTGCTGGAACACAGCAACAAGCTGAAGCAGCTAAAGCTGGCGCGTTTGGAGGTGGGCGCGATGCAATTATGCGCGCTGAACGTGAGCGTAATCTTGCCACAATAATGAATCAAAATACAGCGCAAGGTCAACAAGCCGCTTTTCAGCAAGCACAACAGGCTCAGCAATACGGCGCAAATCTTGGCCTTCAAGGTTTGACTGGCGCTCAACAAGGTTTAGGCACTGCACTGCAAGGTGGTCAATTGGGTCTGTCGGGTCTTGGTACAGCATTGCAAGGTCAACAAGGTGCGTTGTCTGGTGTGGGTCAAGCTGGCGCTATGTATGGTCTTGGTATGCAAGGCGCTCAAACAGGTATTCAAGGAACCCAAGCAGGTTTAGCTGGAGTTAATGCAGCTAATCAAGCATATCAAACAGGTATTCAAGGCGCTCAAACAGGTATTCAAGGCGCTCAAACCGGTCTGCAAGGTGTTGATCGTCAGTTGGCTGGCACAGCCCAAGGTATGCAAGGCGCGCAAGTTGGACTCCAAGGTGTGACTGGCGCTCAAGCTGGTTACGGTTTGGCTAATCAAGCTGGCGCTAACGTGGCAAATATTGCCAATCAAAGCCAAGCTGCGCAACAAGCTCTCTATAACAATCAGATGGCTATGGGCGATAAGAAGATGGCCTACGATCAGTCCATCCTTAATCAAGCTGTTCAAGACTACGCTAACGCACAGCAGTACCCACTCATGCAGTTGGGCACTATGTCTAACATGCTTCGTGGTCTACCAATGCAAGCGTCTACGACTAACCAGTATGCTGCAGCCCCTAGCGCGGCATCTCAAGCAATTGGAACGATTGGTTCAGGTGCGTCTATTTATAACGCCATGAAACCCGGCGGCGCTGCGGGCGGCTTGCCTAGTGAGTTTAAATACGCAAAGGGCGGCATCATGTCTTACGACATGGGTGGTGAAGTAGAAGATCAACTTGAGAACATGGACGAAAAAGGTTTGGCGGCACAAGCTAAAGAGTCTACTAGCCCTTCTATTCGCAAAATGGCGCAACGTATTTTGCGTGAACGTCAGATGAGCAAACCACAAGGTGCAGATGCCGCAAACGTGCAGTATCAAGCTGCTCAACCTCAGATGCCTGCCATGCGTGGTGGCGGCATCATTGCCTTTAAAACAGGTGGCGGTGCTAATGAAGAAGGTGGCGAAGACGAAGCCAAGATCAATATGCAAGAGCGTCTTGATCAACCTGCCCCAACTACGGGCGGTATCATGGGCGCAACTACTCAACCAACAACGCAAGTGCCTTACGCACCCCAAGCTGGGCGTGCGGTTCAAGCTGCCGCAATTCCTGACTTTATGAAAGCTCAGTTTGCTGATACAGAGCGTCGCCAAAACCAATCTCTTGCTGACATCATGGCTGAGAAGAAAGCAGCATATGCCGCTGAAGGTGTAGCGGATGCGGCGGCTGGCCAACAAGAGCAACGTGCTGGTTTGATGGCAGAGAAAGCTAATTTAACTGCTGAAAATGAACGTACTAGAAATCTACGCATGGCTTCGTTTTTTGCTAAATGGGGTTCAACCCCCGGCCCTGTTCTTGTTGCTGGCATGAACGCGTTAAAAGAATCTGTGCCTGATATTATTTCTGACGAAAAAGAACAAAAGAAAATACGCCGCGATATTGACAAATCCATTGCTGATCTGGATAACGCTACACGTCTTGAGAAGCGTGGTGAAATTGATAACGCTATGGCTGTTAAGCTTAAAGCCGCTGAAGACATGAAGGCGTTGCAAGGCAAGCTAATTGATTATCAGACTCATAAAGAAACTAATGAGCGTGCGCTTGAAGCTTCTAAATACACTGCTGATATGCACTTTAAATCTGAGCAACTGCGCTCACAGACCGCGCATTTGGATCGTGTAGCTAATCGTGAAACGGCAGATGACAACAAACGCTTTAATGCTTATTCAGTTGCTGCGCAGAATGAAATGCGCGTTATCAATAAGATTACAGATCAGGCAAGCGGTGGCCAATATAAGAAAGATCTTGACGATATTAAGACGGCTAGAATGACTGCTACTGATGAAAAAGGTAACTTTGATTCTTCTAAAGTGCCTGCTCCATTACGTCCTGCTATGGAAGCAGCTGAAGCTCGTGTTGCAGCGCAGCAAGAAGTCTGGAACAAACAGAAAGAACAAGCTGCTCGGGATACTGAGTTGGCCTATAAACGTGTTCGTATTCGTCCCGAAGACGCGACTAAAGATTATACTGGCGGTGCTGGTAGCCCTGCTCCAACAGGTGGTCCAGTTTCAGGTGAATTCTCTGCCCCAACAGCTGCTCATATTGCAGCTTTAAAGGCTAATCCTACACAGAAAGCGGCATTTGATGCTAAATTTGGACCCGGTGCGGCAAATGAATATCTAGGAAAATAAGATGGCTAATTTTTTTGACCAGTTTGATACTGTCAGTGAAAAAGAAAAAGAGTCATCTGGAAACTTCTTTGATCAGTTTGACCCTCCAGCCAAACAAGAAGCTAAGAAAGAAGCGCCTAAACCTGTGGCTCCAGTAGCCACGCCGACTGATGATAAGGAGATGTTCCCGCTTCTCCGCCAGACCGCTGACCTTCCCTTAAAAACCGGCGCTGGTGTTGTAACTGGTGTCAGAATGATCGCTGACGCATTTGGTGCGGACAACAGTGTGGGGCAAAACTTACGTGGTGTAGAAAACTATATTGCAGACTTGTATAGCGCGCAGTCTAAAAAGGACAGTAAAGAGATTGCCCGCATCATGAAAGAAGCGGAAGACAAAGGCGTTGCTGAGCAAGTAGCGGCTGGCGTTAAAGCGTTCTCCGTTGCCCCCGTTGATATGTTGGCAAGTGCTCTGGGTACTACTGCTCCTGCTATTGCCGCTGGTATGGCGGCTACGTTGGCTGGTATTCCAACCCTTGCTGGTTTGGCTGTCACAGGTACTGTTGGCGCGCTGATGGGCGCTGGAACAATCAAAGGTTCTATTTATGATGTAACCAAAGAAGTTCTTAAAGAACGTACTAATCTAAGCCCCAAGCAGATTGAAGCTCTTGCCGTTAAAGCGCAAGAGTATGGCGGGGATAATGCAGATCAAATTGCGCTTGGCGCTGCCCTTGGTACTTGGGGCGCTTCGTCTGGTGTTGAACCTGCAATTGCTCGTCAAATTGCTAAAGGCGTTGCAACTAAAGAAGCTACTAAAGCTGCAATCAAAGCAACTACTGCAAAAGAAACTGCACTTGCCGCAGAACGTGGTGTACTGAAACACGGCGCTATCACAGGTGGTAAAGAGTTTATCCAAGAAGGTCTTGAGGGAGGCCAAGAACAAGCCGCCCAAAACATTGCGCTTCAGCGCATGGGCTTCGATGTTCCAACTATGCAGGGTGTCTACGGTCAAGCTACCTTGGAAGGTATGGCGGGTCTTGGCATGGGTAAGGTTACCGGAATGCGTGAAGCCGCTAAAGCTAAACGTGAACTGGCTGAAGATGCTATTCAAGGAACCAACATTGCTGGTGGGTTCACAACTGCTAAAGAAGAAGCGCAACGTGCTGGCGTAGGTTTTGATAAAGAAAGCGCTGATCTGGTCATGCCAGCATCGGATGCAACGGGCACTCCTCTTGTTGGTGGAGTCATAGCACCGGACGTTACTAGTATTCCCCCTGCTGCTGAAACTAAAACTAAAAAAGCTAAAACAACAGGCGTTGCGCTAGATACTGTTGAAGACGCAGCTAATTACGTACAGGCATTGGACGCTGGCACTCAAAAGCCAAACACAATGCAAGTAAATAAGCTGATGAATAAGCTGGGTATTACTCCTCCCGAAAAAGGAGACGGTTATTTAGGCCGCGCAGTGGCGGCGGTTAGAACGCATCTTGCAGAACAAGGAGCACCTGATGCTACAAGAATTGACACACAAGCAGGTGGAGCAGGCCCTGGAGTGGCTACACTCGCCGACCAAAGCCAGACCGCCGCAGGAGCTATTGGATCTGAATCCCGTGGAATGGTATCTACTGGAACAGATGTTAGGCCAGATTTGGATGGAGCAAAGCAGCAGCCCACTTCATTAAGCTCAATAGCGCAAATGCAAATTAAAAAAAGGCTTGAAGAAGGGGAAACTCCATACGAAATTATTAGCTTGTATGACGCCCCAAATTTAAAAAATGAAGTTGGCGAGTATATTAAATTTTTAACTCAAGGAACTTCAAATAAGTTTCCTACATTAACTCGTGGGTCTGTTACGCCTGGCGCAGTGCGTGCTCTAACAAATGAGCAGCTTAACATTGAACTCAATAATATTAATCTTAGCGATGCCGAATACGGACTCGTAAAAACAGAATTAGATCAACGTCAACAAGGAACCACAAGTGGCACTACGACCTCTCAAGCCCAGCAAACAGCGCCGCAAGGACAAACGGCATCAGCAGCCGGAACAACAGTAACGCCTAAGACTCTTGCCGATCTGTCTCCTGATATGCAGACGGAAGTTAAACGTCGTCAAACTGAAATTGCAAAAATTGAAGCTAAAGGCAAAGATGCTTCCGAACAAAAAAGCCAGCTTAATAGGTTTCTTACTAAACTAGGCGTCACAGGTACGCTGTCCGCTAAACGAGATATTAAAAAAGATTTCTTGGATGAAGGTGAACTCCCGTATGCAGTGGAAGGCGAAGAGAAGTCTGGCATAGTGCAAGCACAAGAGCGTGTTCAAGCGTACAAAGAATCGTTGACGGACGAAAAAGGCAAGCCTAGAACTATTCCTGATTACGACATTAGCGCAGAAGATCAGCAACTCTACAACGAGATGCGGAAAGAAATTAATCCGCAAGTCAAAGCCGCTAACGAGAAACGCAATGAACTTACTACTGCGTATGAAGCTGCTCTTAAAGAATACAACCAAGCGGAAGCAGGGCCAGAAGAAGATGCGGCGTTTAAAGTTTTAAATGAAGCCGAAGATGCATTGCAAGAGCACGGCCCTGCGCAGCGTGAATTGCCTGAGTACTCAAAGAAATTTGCTGCCGACTACAAAGACGTTTACTTCGGTAACATCTCGGCTGGACCGTTAGAGGACGGCAAGAGAACGTTTGGCAGTAGCAAACGTGAGCATCAAAAAGCCGCCGCCGCGCTGCAAGCATACTTGCAAAAAACAGGTGGTAGTCACAAAGAGGAACTTACTGTTGAAAAACGTCGAGCCGTCAATCACTATGAAGAAGGCCGTGGTGATTACAGCAAGATCTTTGGCGTTGAATTTCCAGCTTGGTCTAAGCTAACCCAAGATCAAAAAGACATTTTCTTGCAAGGCATGCCTACTTTGGCTGGCGCGCAACAAACTGTGAGTTTTGCAAAACTTGCCTCTCAAATTAATAAAGATGACAGCTTGTTGTCTGAAGGCGAGAAGCGCGAAAAACAAAACACTATTGATCGCCAAGAAAAAGTACGCCGCGAGTCTGAAGAACAGCAAGAGCGTGACCGTGTAAATCGTGAAGCTATTGATCGCACTAAAGGGTCCGGTAATACCTTACCTACCCACGTCATTAAGATGGTCATGGATGGTAACTTGCGTGGCGTTTTAGAGTACATGCGCGACGTTAAGTTGGGTACTAATGCAACGCCCACTAAACGAGTTATGAAGATGGTGGCTGGAGCGCTCTCTAGTTTAAATTTAAACACAAAGATTGAGATTGTTGAAGCAGCGCAAATCCAAGGTGACTTGGCGCAGTATGACCCAGTAAAAGATGTTATCTATGTGACCAGAGAAGGTCTAAGCAGCACTACTATCCTGCATGAGATTGTTCACGCTGGTACGGTCAAGGTCATCAACGAGTACTTGTATGGCAACAAAGGCTCTTTGTCTCAGTTGCAGTTAAATGCTATCCGTCAGTTAGAACGAATCATGAATGAGACTCGTGGCTCACTTGCTGAAGACTACAAAGAAGCGTACAAAAATCTGTTTGAGTTTGTGTCCTACGCATTGACCAGCGAACAGCTACAGCAAGACTTGCACGGCGAAGCCGACGTTAGCCGACTAGAAAGCCGCTTGTTTGGTACGGAAACTACTAAGACAAATCTTCCTGAAAATAAATCTCAGTGGTCCAAATTTAAATTAGCGATTGCAGGCGTCCTCAAACTGCGCGATATCTATTTAACAAAGAGTGGCAAACTGAGCAGGGCAGTACAGCCTGATTTTGTAATGGAGATTGCAGCGGCGTTTGACGATATTATTTCTAAGCCAACTGAGCCAATCTATCTCCCAGTGCTGCCAGCTAAGAAAGCTGCTGCTCCTGCTAAAACGCCTAAGACAGCAGAAGAGTTCCGTGAGTCTGGTCTGTATGATGCGGATGCGGCATACAAATTAAGCGAAAAAGAAAATCCAACTAACCATCGCAGTGCTCTTTTCCGTATGTTTACGACCCGTGAAGGTTGGAGAAATATTGCCCGCAAAGTCCAAGATAAAAGCTACGCCTCACGCAGTCTGCATAACAAACTGGCTAAAGCAGATAAGATTAAACGCGACATGTCAGGCAAGTTTAATAACTTTGACGAGCAAGGCGATCTGGCTACGGGTGAAGCACGTCAGTTCTTAACAGACTATTTGCAAGAACCCCTAGACAATGTGCGTGCGTCGTTCCAAGAATGGATCCAGCTGACTGGTCAAAAAACTGAGAAGGCATTAGAAGAGTTTCACAAAATCTCTGAGATGTTCCATGAGCCAGAACGTCGTAACGCTAAGTGGGTTACCTCCGTGCCTTTGAGCACTGCCCAAAATTTGACTCATACCGGCAAGCCTATCAGCGCGGCTGAACGACGCATCGCCATCCTTGGTGACCAACGTACTGGCAAAGCTGGATTGATTCACAAAGTTGAATTAACTAAATCACAAAAGCAAGCCTTGTGGCAAGAATTAACTTCTCTTGCTACCAACCACGCTGACCCATTAGGCGATAGTCCACGTATCAGTGAGAAGATGCGTGAGCGTTTTGCTAAGCCCGGCTCAACACACAAAGGCATCGACATAAATAAAGATGCGCCTATCTATAACGTGTTAGGTATTGAGCAGGCTACTGTAGACAAGCGTATGGCTGAGTACATGGCTAAGAGCCAAGAAGAGCGCAACGCTATTGAGAAGATTCTTGCTGGTACTAAAGTACTGAGCGATGCTACGGCTGAACTCAACAAGATTGGTAACTATTGGTCAACCCCTGTGTCTAACATTGTTGGCATGTATGACTACCAGCACTACATGCCATTTAAGGGTATCTCTAAACATTCAATTACAGATGATTTGATTGACCCAGAACGTAGTGGTAAAGAGCTACAAGAACAAGAGCATGCGGCAGATGGTCGTTTTAAGACTTCAGATAATCCTATCTTGCAACTAATTAACGACGCATACAGATCAGCAGGGCGCGCGGGCCGTCGCAACTATACGCAGGCAATTAAGAATGCGGTCGATGATGGTTCTATCCCCGGTAAGATTGTTAAGACAATTAAGTTTGAAGAGCGCAACACAGTTGACATGAATCAGTTCAAGGGTGGCGCAAACATTTTCCATTACAACGCTGATGGCTCTATTGACATTATTCGTATTAGTGAACCAAAGATTCTAAATGCGCTGCGTTACTCGTTCCGTGACGCAAGCCCAATGCTTGACTTTGCCAATACGGTGACAGGGTTCTTTGGTGCAATGCACACGCGCTACAACTACAACTTTGCGCCTCTTAACTTTGTGCGCGATACGTTGACCAACACATTTAATATTGGTGCTAGTCGCCAGCTTGGCCCTCTTAAATCTTTGCAGTACCTTAATTCCATCAGTGTCCAAATAGTTAAGAATGGTCTTGGTAAAGCAATGACAGTTGCGTTGCTTGAAGAAAAGGGCGACGCCGCAAGTAAGAAGATGCTTCTTGATGCCGCAGCTAAAGATCCGTTTGTAGCAGACATGCTTGAATACCTTCGCTTTGGTGGTAAGACAACATACCTGCAAGGCTTTTCTTTAAAGTCAAATCTTGAACAGCTTAGTAAAAATACTATTGGTCGTTCACGGATCATCACTAACCTAGAAGATCTAACTAGATTAATTGACTGTTGGAACAACATGTTTGAATTTACAGGCCGCACTGCTGCATATAGCTTGTATAAAGAAGAAGCATTGAAGAGGCATATTGCTGACGGATTGTCAGATAAAAAAGGGCCACAGGGTCAGATGTCTTCAGCAGAACGCGCCGCAGCAACGGAAGCCGCAGCGTGGGTTAAAAATCTTGCTAACTTTGAAAAGGTTGGCGAACTTGGACGTGGGCTGGGTTCAGCTTATATGTTTATTCGCCCATCTGCTACTGGCGCTGTTCGTGCAGTGGAGGCTGTAATGCCAGCCTTTACGTCTGAGAAGTCTGAAATAAATGACATGCCTCCTCAGATTGCAAACGATCCAGTAGCTAAAGATAAATATATTAAGAACTTTCAAATTGAACGCCGTAATGCGCAGATTATGGTTGGCGCATTAATGGGCGTTGGCTACTCTATGTATATGCTTTCTATGTTGGGCGCACCCGATGATGAATGGAAACGTAACAACACCAAGACTGATAACATGGAACAGTGGACTCGCTCTGCGCGTTTTCACCTTTCAAACGAAGTATCGCAAAGCCTTGGGCTTGGTAAAGATGTTGTATTCCAAAGTCCTTGGGGCTTTGGCTTGGGTTCTTTTGCCGCTATTGGCGCGCAGCTTGGTGGCATGATTCACGGCAATACATCTGTTAAAGAAGGCCTAGGTAACATTGTCGGTACTATCTTGCCTGACTCGTTCTTGCCTTTGCCAATGTCTAAAATTCCAATTACAGATTCATTTTTGCATTGGCTTGTTGACTCTATTGCTCCAACTGTGCTGCGCCCTGTTGTTGAGTTTATTTCTAATAAAAATGGTATTGGTCAGGCAATTAACAGCGCGGCTCAACGTCGTATGGGTGATGCGTTTACTGGCAGTGATCGTATTCCTGAAATCTATAAAGATGTGGCAAAGTGGTGGTTTAGAAAAACCCAAGGCGAAGGTTTACTTGGTATTCCCGGTGATATTAGCCCTAATACAATTTATTTCTTTGCCAATAGCTACTTAGATGGTATCTCTAAACTTGGCGAGCTTACTTACAACTGGGCAAGTTTGGATAAAGGTGAACGAGAGTTCAATCCTAAGAACGACATCCCATTGTTTGGTTCGTTTTTTGGCGCTAAGACCAACGTTGACTCACGCGAGTACGGCAAAATTGAAGAGAAGATTAAAGAGATCGACAAGCGCCTTGTCAGTATGAAACAGGATGACCCCGTTGTCTACGCTGGATACGTAGCCAAACACCCACTGCATCAAAACATTGTTGACGTATATCGGTCAAAACAAGGTGAGTTAAATGCACTGCGACAGAAGGCTACTGAATTCCGTAACATGAAGGGGCTGTCTCCTAAACAACGTGACCAAGTTTTGAAGATAATTACTCTTGAGCAGAACATGCTCAAGCATCAGATGGTCATGCAGTTCAACGCGATGGGCATGGAGCCTTAACGAATGCGCCAAGCGCGGACTCCAAGGTGATCGTCTTTGTGCGTGACATAGCACTTGACTCTCACCTCGGCGCGCTTGGCTCCACTCTCTAAGGCGTAGATTATCTCGGCAGGGCGCAAGGTGGGGATGAAGAAACTCTCCCCCACCTCCATCACATCAAATGGAAAGATCCATTCTGGCTCTTTGATATCACTTGGATTCATCAAACAGTTCGCTTGGAATCTCAGTCTTGAACCAATAGAGATATGCAGGATCAACGCTGATTGCTGACTTCCATCCGGTAGTAAGGCGTCCCTTCTTATCGTCTACGAGAATCTTCTTCTCCCGCATATCAAACTCAAACTCACGTAAGCTGACTTGCCGCTCTGACAAAAACTTCTTGAACTCAGTCTTAGACACTTGCAAGAGACCTTCTTCACTGACGATGCGCCCTACTAGCTGGCCCCTGGGTTCCATCGTGACCTTGCCATCTTTAAGCACAAGTATGTTGCCCATGTTCTTGTTGATGAAGTCGCCAAGCAAAGAGGGGTAGTCTGTGCGGTTAACCTTCACAACATTGTCCCTGATCTCAATCATTGCCAACACAGTACGATGATAAATGCGTTCAAGTTCGTAGCCCGTGACGTTATGTTCGTTGGCAATGGAGCCACCACCAAATGCCGCGCCAATCAAGTTTTGATAGAAACGATACTCAGCGTAGATGCCAAAGTCTTTCTCAAACCTCTCATCCCATTTGGCTATGTGGTCTAGCACATAGTTGTCACCGCCACGCAGAACTTCTTTGATGTACATCGGGCCTGCATGTCCGTAGTTAAAGCGAAATGCGTCAAAGATGTATTTACCAAGCCTGCCCTCTTTATTGAGCAGTTCGGGTCTATGGATTAAGAACTCAATCACACGAGCCGCTTCACCATCGGGGCTAGCCTTCAGAGAGTCAAGCTTACCGTAGACAGAGTGGTTGTTAGTTAGCATAGCAATTAGCGACGCAGACATCTCGTACTCACGTTCAGCGTTGACTGAACCTTGCATGCGAACCTTGGCTTTGCCGTTTGATATGTCGTGGATCAACTTGCCCAACTCTTTAGGATCCTTGTCGCCGACTTCATCAAGCCCAAACAAAATGCTGTGCAAACCAAGGTAACGACCAGTCAAGCCGTTGTCGGTAGCCCTCACAATGCTCAAGTCTTTAGGATGCCCAAAGATGCTTAGCCCCGCATACATAGCGCCCGTCTTGGCATTGCCAGAGCGCCCAGTAAGGCTCACAGTCACGCCTGAAGTTGACGTATATGGCATCAGCGGAGAACCAAACCCGCACATAGAAGCAAAGGCATGCAGTTCAAACTCTGGCTTGTTTAAATAGTCCATCGACTCACGCCAACGCGCAAACGTGCCAGCTTGTGTGAGATGCCTAGACAACCCACGAACCCACGGAGATGATGGCGCATCAAGAACTTCACCTGATAGCGTGTACTCTTTCTTGCCAATAACGAAACTGCGTTTGTCCCAGTTATCGTTATCAGATGTGCGTTCTTCTGTCCATCCCATCTGCATGCGCATCTGTAGCGCCTTGTCAGTTGTCTGGAGGTACTGCCCCCATTTGATGATGTAGTTCATAAGGTGTTGGTCATTTACTGATGCAAACAATACGCCGTTGCTGGTCGTGATCGCTTTGAATGCTTCCTTGGCATAGACGCTCTTCATTGGAAGCAAGAAGTCACGGAATCCGTCGTGGGGTAACTCATAGCGCATCTGCAAGCACTCGCCATCATGTGGGCTGATCATGCGTGTCAGTGGGTAGAGGTCGCTCGATAGAATGAGGATTGGATCATCCTGATGCTTAGCGCCCTTCTTGTCAACTTTGGCGGGGGGAACAAAGTATATGCCTCCGTTTACTCCTCGGACGTAGGGGTAGAGGTAGTCTGGGAAATCAGGAACTTTTTGGGTATTCGGGACTTCCCAAACTGCGTCCTCTTTATTTGGCGTAGGGGCTGGTTTGAATTGCTTACCCAACACAATTGGACTTGTGATCCTTCCTCTGTGCTGGCATCCCTCGCAACGGCTTGGGTAGTTATCGATGAACCACTCGCAGGTTCTTGGAGCCGGAGCGCGAGCTGCAACTTTTTCTGTTTCTTCATATGTGTATCCTGGGTATTCTTTAGATATATCGTGAATTGCGGTAGCGCCATCATCACAAAACTTGGCTATGGATATGACTGCATGCCACATCGGGTTATCAAGAGTTTTAGCGTTGAACAGCGAGTATTTAATTTGTTCGCAACCACCTTCATCATCAACACTCTTTTGCGCCAGTACCTCAAATGATTTTGCAAAGTTGTCTAGTTTTAGAATTGCTTTGGTGTCTTCATCAATACCTTTGGTAATACTTCCAAGAATATCTTCTGACTCTTGTGATCGTGGACTTTGTATGATCTCGTCTAGATCACCGTACAAAAATGATTTGAACTCCATCCAGCTATAGACATGAATCTCATCGCTGACAACTGATGTTGGCTCTGGTGGATCAAACTTGTGATTAAACGTCTCAGGTGCGCGCATGATACGGGCGGCATCTGCTGTAACCACTGGATCAATTGCAATGTGTTCAAGACAGATAGTTTTAAATATCTCTGCGGCTGGCTTCCAGATATCTTTGGGGATGTCCTCATCCATGATCCAGTAGGCGTGAACCCCGCCACCTGAGTCAATCACCACTGGGTCAGGTAGCCCAGTCTCCCCAACTAGTTTGTAGAGCGCCGTGTGTGCGTCGCCCTTTGATTGATAGTCTTTATCTGCACCGACATCTAAGTCAATGAAGAATGATCGCATGAAGAGGCAGTCATCTGCTTTCCTGCTGTATCCGTCGAACGTCCCTAGTGCAACGAATGTGTTCAGCTGTTTTGATTTGAACTTCTCAATTTGTTCAAATACGCCATCAAGTGTCTCGGCAAATTTATTGGAAACCTTTTTGTCAGTCCCAATGCTTGTTATGCAATAGACACCCTGCGTAGGCAATGCTTTCTCGTAGAATTGTTTTAACATGTCTCGCCAGAGTTGAAAAGAGCGGAACTATGCCCGCTCGGTAAATGGGTGGGGGTACTAACCGCTCGTCCACAAGCTTTCAAAAAGTTTAAAGCAGCTTTCCCCCCGATTTTTATTTAGTCAAATTTTCTCCCGACCATATCTTCAAGGTAGTTTTTAGCCAACGCGGTATTCTTTGCTGGAAGAATACCTTTGGCGGTGTCACTCTCAATCAGGTCAGTCAGTGTCTCAACCTTAATAAGGTTGTTGTGGCGCAAAGGTTTGCCACGGAACCAACTGAATACCGTCATGCGAGTTACTTCCAGCGCACTAGCTACATACTTTGCAGGGAGGTTTGCCTTCACGCAAGCAAGTGCTAATGCAATGCCAGCCCTGTTGGGATTGGCCTTGTGCAACTCAATCAAAAAAGCTTCGCTGTATGTCCGTGACATTCCTATTCCTTATTTCTTAGACCACTTCTTCACCACGTCTGAGATGTCTTTCTCTTCAGTTGTGGCGGCTTTCTTAGACTCAACCTTGACGGGAGGCGCTTCGTCCTCAACGATTTCGTTGCGGTGGCTAGGCACTTCAACTTCGCCTGTGCTATCCGCTTGGAAGACGTTCATCTTGACAGCGGCTTCAGCGGCAGGACTCTTGGCTTGGCTTGCAATGATATGCAAATCTTCATCGGGAACCTTACCAGCTGGTGAGAAGATAACCTTTGGCGTAGGAGATTTTGTATCGAAGGCCATCTTAGTGATCACCCGGCCAGCGCTAACATTGTGTGACGCCAAATGTTGAATGTATGGACGAAACGGAAAGCGACCATTGTCTTCCTTACCAAAGGCAGAGGTAGCGGGAAGCACCAACTGCATCACGTCACCTGATGGATCTTTAGGCAAGACCACGGCTGTGCGCCATGACAAGCGGCAAGCTGTACCTGTACCGCCCTGACCAGAACCTTTGACAGACTTAGAGCAGTCTAGGCATGTGGAAGCGCAGGGAGTCTTGACATCTGCGTCAGGCTTCTCAGAGTCAGTAGACCAGCATACTGGGCTGACCTTTTGACCTTCTTGGTACGTTGCATCGTAGAACATGCGGGATGCTTTGTGAGCCATCTTGACAAAGATAACTTCCATGTGGCGGTCTTCGATAGCGCCGATTTCTTTACCACCAGAATACTTGCGGAACACACCACCCTTGATGGAGATGCGTTTGCTACCTTGACGAGCGCCACCTGCTACGGCAAGTGTATCTTCATCTAAACCAGCGATAGGGGTCATTGCACCGCTGAACATTGTTGCGAGATCATTACTCATGATAATTTTCCTGTTACTAAATTGAACTTAATTAGAGGGTTTGCGCACGACAATCGTGAACTCCCTCATCACATTCACACCGGGCGGCAGACCATCGTCTTTGTGCTCAGCCATGAACTCCTTGAAATTGCCCTGATGGATACGACGTTCCAGCAAGTCAATCGCCTCGTTGTCTAGAACAAACTTCTTGAAGTTGTCCCAGTCATTTGTAGTGAATCGTTCCTTGAGAGACCGAATCACTGTGCCACTTTCTGTGCGGATACTGCTTGCGTTTGTATCGTTGCAGACTGTTAGCATGGATTGCTCTAGCAGTTTCATCTCCTGCTCTAACTCACCATCTTTTACTTCCCAACCAGACTTGAGTTTCTCACGCTCATTTCTTATTGTCAAGTATATTTTTACTAATTCATCGAGATTTAACTCAGTAGTTTCACTCATATCCCTAACTCCTCTTTGTACAGATCAACCAATCTTTCGTGCGAATCCACCTTGCCTTGCAACATCTGATAGACCTTGCGCTCAGCCTCAGAACCTTGCAGGTGAACAACTGTCATGCTGTTCTTCTGACCGACTCGGTCGATACGGGCAACGCATTGCAGATAGGTTTCCACGCTCATAACGGGAGACCAAAACACGACTGTGTCTGCGGCAGTTAGCGTGACGCCATGCGATGCAGACTGCGGTTGAATAACTAAAACTCTTGGATCTGTTTGTGTTTGGAATCGGTTGATGATCTCAGACCGCTCCCTTGCAGGTACATCTCCGTTGATAACTTCATTGGCTACTCCTTGTGAACTTAAATGACGTGCGACTAATACGATGGTGTGTCGGAACGGGACAAACACAATCACCTTGTGCTGTGTCTCATCTAACACCTCCATCAGTGCATTCAGGCGTGGTGACACGTCAAACTCCACCACCTCCTTGTCATCGGTATAGATTGCTCCTCCCGACAACTGCAACAACTTACTCAGCTTGGCTGCCGCGTTAACAGCACTAATCTGCTCACCCGCTGCTTCTATCAGCAGTTGGTTCTTTAACTCACGATAATATCTATTCACCTGGGCCGTCAGTGGCACTTCACGGGTCTGGTACACCAACTCAGGCAAGTCAAGGCAGTCTGCCTTCTCGAAGCGGATCGCGGGTTGCAAAGCACCAAACACCTCTTGCTGTGCAATAGCGCGAGGTATCCACTTGAACTTGCTGATAGGTTGCATCACGCGATCCCGCCAAGCTGTGAAGTACTTAGGTACGCCAGCGGGGTTGACTAGCTTTGCCAAGCCAAACGCATCCAGTGGAGACTGCGAGGCAGGTGTGCCTGTCATCATCCAGAGGCGGGTCGAAGGGGTGATCAATTTAGCCAAGGTCTTCCAACGTTTTGTAGATACTGTTTTATATGCGTTGGCTTCATCAATAACAATTAGGTCAAACCCTACTTTACTAATATCTTCTTGAACTATTCCTACACCATCGAAGTTGATGATGACAAATTCGTACTCTCCGTTAATGATCTTCTTACGCTTGGATGCGTCTCCGTAAGCAACACCGACTGTTCTGTGCATGGCGGTCTTGAAGATATCTGCTTGCCATGCCGAGTACATGATGGACAAGGGACAGACGACTAGAACTCGTTTGACTATCCCCAACTGCATCAGGTAATCTGCCGCCCAAATGACTGAGGAGGTCTTGCCTGTGCCAGCTTCATTGAAACAGAAACAGCGGTCACGCAGGGAGAGGAACGATGCTGTAACTTTTTGATGAGCGAACGGCTGATACATTCCGGGCCACTCGTACTCTTTGAGCATTGGGTTAGGAGCATCTCCATAGAGGCGTACAAGGCGTTGCATCTCAGCCACACCCCAATACACCGCTACCTCTGCCGTTGTGCCATCATCTTTTAGCACCTCGCATCGGTCTATATGTCCCACGAGAAATTGCAACTCGCTAGACGGAATTACCATGTGGACGATTGTGTCCTGTACTACATTCATACTATTCCTTACTGTGTTAAAACGTAGCCCCTTACGGGGGCAAGTCGGTCAAGCCTGTCGTGTACGAAAGGAGAGGGAGATCTAACACCGCTTGACTGACAAGGTTATAAAAAGGGGTAGGCAACTGCAGTAACAACAACCCCTCCAGCCTACTCACTCATGCCTAACAGTAGAGATTACTTCTTACGTTCTTTCTTACTAGTCTCTGATACCAAGTTTCCTTGGGAGTCACGCTTGAACGAACGATTCTTTGCCGCGCTTTGGATACGCAGACCATCCTTGTTAGAGCCACCCTTATCGAGGGCTTTAACGTGGGCTACATCCTTACCTTCACGCTTATCAGCCTTACCATTGCCGTTAGCATCTGCGCCTGTCTTATCGATTGAACGACGCCCACGTTGACGCTCCATGCGACGCTCGTGTTCACCACGGGCTTTCTCTTGCTGATATTCTTTTTTGTAAGGTCTAGGTTTATTAACGTAAGCCATTATCTTTCCTTGTGATGGGGGCAAGTGTTCACAGGACACCAGCCGCAGAGGGGTGATGGATTGGGGTTCCAAACGTCGTTTGCATACGATGCGTCCATTCTACCCAAGTCAGAATAAAAAGCATCCCAAAGCTTGGGTATGTCTTCTCTAGAATATTCTTCAGTCATGAAACTGTTATGCACTACGAAGAGTAAACCTGCTTTGATTCGTTCAATCTGTGGGTAGTGGGCAAACGCCATGAGCGCCATCAGCTTTAACTGTTTTGGCTCAGGATACTTGTTATTCCCCGTCTTGTAGTCAATGATGAATGCGGTGTCCCCATCGATGATCATCAAGTCCACGACGCCCCGCACCCAGTAGCCCTTGCCGTACTCACATGCCTTACCTTCTGCATCAAGCGCCATCCTCTGCTCGGGGTATCGAGTTCCTTCAATCTCCATGAGCGTGTCAAGCACAGGTTTGAACTGTAAATAGTTCTTGGCAAGGGGTTTGCCTTCGCCAACGTAGTCTTCACAAGCCTTGTGTACCTCATTGCCGTAGGTCATCTGCGCGGTCGGCTTAATGTAGAAGCGCTTAAGTACCTTGATTTCTTGGTACTGCTTGGGGCAGTTAACGTACTGCTTGTAGGACGAGAAAGACCATGTGAAACTCATATCGGTGCGTCCTCAAAGTTGTCAGGATTGAACTTAGGCACTTTGTTGCCCTTGTCCTTGGGGTTGGGGAATGGCGGGAAAGGCCAAGTTGTATTTGACATATTAACATTCTCCGTAGGTCTGTGCAAACTTTGCTTCGCAAGTCACGGGTAAACCCCTAGCCCACTTGGGTGGCGTAGACATGCACTCGATGATATATGCAAGCGCCTCATCCTTCTCCTCCTCAGGAACCACGATCACTGCCGCATCATGGACAGTCAAGGCAACCCGCCAACGCTCGTTAATCTTGATCATCTGCTCCCCCACGATGATTCGCGCCAAGGCTTGAACTACGTTCTCAACTAGCGACCCACCCCACAGTGACACTGGGCCTTTGCGTGACTTGTATTCGTATTTAGATTTAGATTCTTCAGTGTTGAGTTTTAGATCGGGGTATCGGATCATCAACCCATTAGGCAAGCCCACGCCTTCTTTTGTGATCTTGAGGCACTTATGTTTGCCATAATAGTAGGGCTTGATCTTGTCATCCCAGTTGGCTAGGTCTTTGATCACGGCATCGCCTTCTCCCCATAGATCAATCACCTTGTCGTTGGTGTCGCGGTATGTTTTAACAAACTCTTCAGCCTCGGCCTCCGTAACGATCGCGCCGGGTGGGGTTGTCTTAAGCGTGTGCTGAAGTTTTAATTTACCAGTCCCGTAGCCTAGACCCAAGATGCAGGTCTTACCCACGAAGCGTTCTACTGGGTTAGCCTTGGTTATCGGACGATCATATATCTTGGTTGCGAAGAGCGAATAGACATCCTCTCCCCTGCGAAACTGCTCGACCACATCATCCTGCCCTGCCAACCAGACGAGGACACGCGCCTCGATTTGAGACGAGTCGCAGTTGATAACGATGTGGTCATCGGGCGCAACCACCGCGTTCTTGAGAGCCTTTTTCTTCTTGTCTCGGCTAGGAAGGTTTTGGAAGTTGACCTTGTCTGAGCCTGCCCAACGACCTGTATGTGCTCCGTAGTATTTAAGAGGTATGGGTAACCTGCCTTTATTTCTTTTCCCAACATCAATGAATCTCTCAATCCTTGACTCTTCGATTGTGGACTTAGTTCCAAGTCTGACTGAGCAGAGTTGTTGTATGAAGGGGTCGTCATGCTCAGTGAGTTTAAGAAAGCCCTCATCGTTTTTAGCCAGTGCATAAGTTTGTTTTCCTGTGGTTTTACTTTCTTTCATCGGAGCCTCAACCCCGCGCTCGACTAACAATTCAGCAAACTGTTTGTTACTGGCTAGCTTTTTCCGTACAGCCTCGGCAGTTTCGCACTTGAGTTTCTCCATCAAGCCTTCGAGCAACAACTGCTTCTCTTCTTTGAGTTCGTCATAGCGCTCTTGCAGTAGCGCATCATCAACAAGGAACACAGGGTGCGTGAACATCCGCAGGGTCATGTCGATCAACTCTAGTTCGTCATGGGGGAATGTTTTGTACAGTATCTTGAACAGTTTGAGAGTCAGGTCAACGTCGTTCTTGCAGTACTCTCCGTATCGCGCAAGTTCTTCTTTGTTGAAGTCGAGCCGCGCCTTGCCTTCAGCGGCAATCACTTCCTCGCCCTTCGCGCCAATCTCGTAGCGGTCAGCCAACGCCTTGAGCGAGCCACCTGCCTCAACGCCATGAATTGCTCTCGCCATACACAACGTGTCGAGCATGAACGTGGGCGTGATGCCGTAGTGCCAGCTAAGAATTGCTCCATCGAACAAGGTGTTGTGGCACAGAAGCGGGCTGCTGCCCCAGTCTAGCGACGTTAGATATTCTTTTATCTTATCCTTACCACCTGATACCCAGACAGTTGGTTCATCATCTACCTTCACGCCCACACCGATAACTTCAAAACGCTTATCGCGTATGTATTCCTCAGTGGTCTGGTGCTTGAAGCCTAGCTTGATCTTGCTATCGTAGTAGGTCTCAAAGTCAATCGTTATCAGTTTCATTTTGCTTCTCTAAAAGTTTCTTGTAGTACGACGCAGGGAATGGCGCTTTCTTCTCTAGCAATGTACGCAACCACTCAGCACCACCAAGTTGGTTGAGGATTAGCCACTGCTTGTCAGTCATACGCACCTGCCTTCCAATGAGAGGCGCAGGGGGTTTTGGTCTCGGCATCTATGTCTCTTTAATAACTGGTTTCAAAATAGCGTCCCACTGGGTCATGGGAGGCTATCTAAGAAAAGGTATAGCTACAAAAAAGGGCATGGCGAACCATGCCCTAAGGGTTTACTTCATTGAGTTGATTTCACGGGTCAGATACCACTGCGCCTTGCGCAAGTCTTCTAACTGATTGCCCTTGTGACCTGCCCTAGTAATGTATTTGACGACATTACCCAAGTTATACCCAAGCTTCTTTGCCTCGATAAAGTCGATGGTCTCGATGCCACCTGCGGTGTAGTGCTTCGGATGATTCACTGGGTCAGGTGCAATACCCACGACCTCGCCTTCAGCCATAGCGTAGTCCTCAATAGGAATACCCATCTTCTGCGCCATTACCGCTTGTGTACCTGTTAGGCGATAGAGTAGCTTACCTTTGGGCGCAGACTGTTCTTTGTTAAGTTTCCTCGCCTTGGACATCAGGACATACGCGTATGTCTTAGAAACTCTCAGCTTCTCCATCACCTCTGCAGTTTTGATTTTAGGATTAGCGCTCAGTAGGTTGCGCACTAAATCAATCTTGTTTACTTTCTTAGCTTTCATTTGCCTTCTCCTTTTTGGTTTGGCGTTTAACAGATACGATTCCAACACTGTGTTGGTCTCGTGCTTCTTGCATAGCATCTGCAATCTCGTATGCGGTTTCGGTCAATCGGTCTGATAAGCCCCCCTTCATAATTAAACCAAGTAACGCAAAGCCAGCGTGTAGGTCACGCAGATTGCTACGATCTTCTTCATTCATAACTGTTCCAATAGACGCGTTAGCGCATCAATGTTTGTTTCATCAATGACAAGGGTGAACCCACCCTGTCCACGAATGGCAGACATATGTTTCTCTTGTAGGGCAGTAGGCTTGTTGCCGTTTGCTTTCGCCTCTACCCCAATGAACCTCCCTCTGTAACAAATCACAAAGTCAGGGACACCTGCCGCACCATAGCCAGTACCGATTGGCATGGTGTAGTAAGCCCCCTTTGTGTTAAGAATATCTTTGATCTTCTTCTTGACTGTACCCTCAGGCGTCATTTTGTATCCCACCCTTCAGTGACTCTAAAGTTAATCGATCTACGACTAGACAGTAGTAGGTTGCGCTTGCCCTCCACCCAACTTCGTCGAGTTCGGGGGCGTGTGTGTTTGTGTAGAGTGTCAGTCTAAGTATTTTTGAATCAGGCAAGAACTTTTCTCCATTAGCATTAATCATTGCAAACTTAGACTTCAACACATCAGGCAAAGTGTCATCGGTGTATATGCGATGAAACCCATCAGCCACATACACGATGTACTGCTCGTCTACCTTACGCACAGGCAAACGAATCAAATCCCAATTCTTGGGATGAACCACAGGACTCAGTCCCCCAATCAAGTGGGGCATGGGGTAGCCATCCACGCTTGCTCATAGTTCGTAGGTTGACTGCCATAAAAGAAAGTCGCGTCAAGCCCCTCGTCATAGCCATCCATGATGGGAAAGTTCAATACACCAAGCCTACGACATTCCTTAGTTTCATAAGAGACTTTCATCATTGTCATCAATGGGACTAGCTCGGGATACTCTTCGATCGTTCTGACTCGCTTGAAGTCTTCAATGATCTCGTACTCCATCTTGCTCGTATCACTATGCAATACAGTCATCTTGAATTTGCCTATGAGTAAGTGTTTGTAGTCGTCTATGCCAATGAGATAGAAAGGATTCTTAAAGAACCGCTTGGATTCTTCTCTCTTTATATCTCGTATCCTATCAGCTTCTTTGTAAATGTCAAGTGTATTTTTACATTTATTTAGGTCTAATGGTACAGAAAGACCATTGGTATTTTCCCCTAGTAAGGTTGCTAACATCACATGAATTTCATCAGGCGTAAAAGAGTTTTGCTTATCGCTAGTACCCATCGCTCTACGTAGAGTAGAGACACCTAGCTTTACTTGTTTGACTTTGCTATCCATGATTAGTTTTTTATCACGCACAACTTCCTGGCGTTTTAGTACAGCCATCAATGAAGAAAGTTTTGTACTACGGATAGTCTCTCTATCATTTTGATCTGACCCACGAGACTTGGCGTAGTGTGGTGTACGGAAACAAAACTCTAGTTGATTGTTGTTAGCACCACCTACCTTTGTAGTCCATACCTTACAAACAGCCAGCCCATTGGGGTAGCACATCATGTAAGAATCTTTATCTGATTGTGGGTAGCCCACATTCATTACTTTCCCCATGACTTTCAAGTTGTACTTGAATTGCAACTCACGCACCAGTGGGAGTACATCTGAGGCAAGCAACTCATTCAACTCATCTTCAGAACCAAATCCATCAAGATAATATCTACTCATCATTTCTCTCTCCTTAAAAAGTTACTGTTCGTGACGCTTTGATCGAGTATCCCAACGCCTCGATCTTCTTTATCACTTGTACTGTTAGAGTCTTAGTCCCTGCTATGTCTGCAAACAGTTGTGCCTTCTCGCATATGGGGTAGTACTTCGTTACCCCATACACATCCTTCACCTCCACTTCAATAACATTAGTCATACTGCTCTACCTCCACTCCATCAACCATGACTGTGTATCCCCACTCGCTAGGCGGGAACATCTCGCAGTTGGTGTATTCAACTTTCTTGAACACCTCATCATTCTGTTTGTATATCTGCTTATTCAGTCTGCGCTTGAGATTCAAGAACATTGTGTGTGGCTCGTCCTCGTGCGCGCTGTAATTTGAGTACTGTGTATCCATAAACCTCCGTACATTCCAACGCATATTGCCGACATCCCACGCATAGATGTAAAGCATTGCCGCATCAAGTGGTGCGCTATCAACTAAGGTGTCAGCCTTGCCTGTAAACACCGACCAGTCTGTATTAGAGTTAATCTCACCCAAGTGTTCGTTCACCACTTCAACCATGGTCTTAACAAATACATCGTAGTTCATCGCCTTGGTCATCACCTCGGTAGTCATGTAGAAGTCTGCATACTTAGCAAGCAATGTCTTGCCCACCTTGCGGTCAACCTTCCTACCGATGACTGTGATTGGTTTGGTTGGTTGCATAGTCTCGCAATCGACACGCAAGCCTTTGTAGATCGGTATTGCGCCTCGTGTTTTGTCATTCCTGAGTTTCCCTCCCTGCGCCCCCATCCATATCATCCCACCCCTGCGTGACTCAGTAGATAAGTATCCATGCCCATAGCTAGACAAGATACCTCGGTCGCCCTGCCCATAACTTCTGCCAGTGAACTCGAACGTATTGTCAGGTCGCACAACGCCAACAATGTTTGGTGTTACCTCGTAGGTGTAGTACGACCATGTCCCACCGCCTTCTTGAAACTTACGCAGTTTGGTCGAGCCTTGTTTGGCAAGATGATCGTGCTCTTGTTTCGTCAGAGGAACGTGCTTCCAATGCTGACCATGCACGATGTCGAACACGCGCTGTCCGTCCTCCTCTCGCACAAGAAAGTATTTGTTGTTCTGTCTGCGGTTACCAACAGGAAATCTATTTGTAGACCCACGATAGGGTGGGACACTATTTGCGATGCCATTGAGCCTTACGTAATTTAGTCCTTGCATTGTTACTCTCCTAAGTCTGAGTTGATAATGTCTTTACGCATTTCTTCTGCTGTGTACTCTCCGTTAACTATCTCGCAGAGTAAGTCCAACCAAATGGTTGAGTCTTGTCCAATCCATTGACGGATTTGTTCAGTCGTTATTTCTTGCATTCTTTCTCTCCTTGAAGTTTGTCTAATTCAACTAACACTTGTCGCCATAGATCGGGTTGTAATTGCCCAATCGTGTTAAGTTTCTCCAACGCATACAGATGCGCAGAGTTCGGGTGATGTTCCAAGAGTTCTTTAGCTATCTCATCTACATAGCGGTATTTCAATTTCTCTTGTCCTTTCGTCTTAGCTATGGCGTAGGATGTTGCAGTAACATCTAGCCACATCTGATTAATCGTCACCGAACATTACTTTCTTACCCATGGGCGGTTCAAAGTCACGGCGCTGCGTAACCATCCACAGAGTTGGGTCAGTAATCTTCCAGTTGATGTCGTTCTCTACATACCCGTCAGTGAACACGAGAACACACTCGGCTTTAAGTTTGTTCTTAACTACGTAGTCACTGACGCATGAGACGTGAGTTCCGCCACCGCCTAGTGGTTTGAGCAACTTCGCAATGTCGTTGTAGTTGTCCCGAAAGATTTGTTCGCCATGCACCTCGGTATCCCACCAAAGAACACGCACCGCTTCGGGCTGACAGACCTCGCAAATTGAAACCAGTTCGGTAGCAAACTCGGTTATCTCTGCCCCGCCTATCGAGCCTGATGTGTCAATGGCTACGATGATCTCGCCAATGCTCTCGTTGATCACGCTTGGCAAGTAGATGTCATTAGCCATCTGACGCTTGTTCATGCGACGCCATGTGAACTCATCGTTACCCTTGGTTGACGCAGACACAAACTCACGCAACGCATCACGCCAGTCGATCTTGGGTTCTAACAAGTCGGAGATGACTCTAGGAATCTTTGCACCCATGCGACCTGCAAGCATCCCGCCTTCACGCAATGCTTTGTCGATCTCATCTAAGATTTCTTTGGCTTGCTCGGGTGACAACTCCTTACCGATAAAATCATGCTCGTCTGACTGAGAGATGTCATAGGTCTTGCCGTTGACTGTTACCGTATCACCATCACCATCTTCATCGTCGTTAGATTGTGTCCCACCCGATGGTGGGGGATTACCTTGACCCTTACCCTTACCGCCCCCGCCCTTGCCACCTTTGCAATGCTTCTTGAGATAGTTGTATACCTCACGCATAGACCAATCGTGGAACATCGCATCGTACACAGCACCATCAGGCAACTCGACTAGACGCTCGTGCGTACCCGCAACTGTCCCATCAATACAGGTAATGATGTCATTGACAACAAAGTCAGCGGCTAGGTTAGCCATCTTGGGATTCTCCAAGAACATGGGGCGACCGAACACGACTTGCTTCAAAGCTACGTGAAGATTCTCATGGAGGATGAGACCACGCACCTTGGCTTCGCTAGTGATACTCTCCAAGAACTTGCGACCATACTTCTTGTTGACACCATCGGTGTATGCAGTAGATACATTCTCCTCAACGGCAGAGATACCCATCAGCATTACGCCTGAGTACAGGGCAGTCTGTGGGTGCTTCATAAGCGTGATGTGTCCACGCTTGATTCGGGTTTCTTGCTTGCTCATCATGGTCTCCAATATAAAAGATCTAACATTAAAACAATCATTGCTAACAGCAACACTACTCTCTCGAACTTCTCATATCTAGTTAACATCACACCTCCTTGAACTCAATGAACTCATCGGTCTCGATCACTTTGATCTTGCCCTTGGCAATCTTGACCAACAAGTCGCAAGTCACCTCACGATGCTTGCGTAACTCTCCATGCAGATAGCCATAGCCCAACGTGGCTACAACCGCCCACACTAATAGAAACATCTCAGCCATACTGAATGTCATAGAACCTCCTGAAAATAAAGACCCACGGCATCGTGGGATGAAGTTTTAGAACAACTCGTGATTGTTCTTCGCCCACTCAGCAATCTTGGCATTGTTGCGAGCCAAGCGAATGGACTTGGTATTGCGCATCATCATTGTGAAGAACACGCCTTGTACCTCGGATGAGGGAATACGCTCAACGAACATCATGAACTTAGTCAACTGATCTTGTGTCTCCAATACATCTACTGCTTGAAACATGATCATCAACTGCGCACTGATGTCAGTGGGCATGGGTATGCTCTCGGGAGACTTGACGATGTCCTTCACATCGATCAATGATTTCTCCATTGATATGAATGCCGCCATGTCTGCCGCAAATGATGCACCGACAGTACCCGCTAGTGCTACCTTCGTGCCGTTCTCACCGATCGCATCACGATTGTTCACGATCACATTCGCCTTTGCCAACGAGCGAGGAGACACAAACGATAAGGAACTCATAGATGGTTTGAAGATGTATGGGTTATCGTTCTGATCGCCTGTGGTGTACGACGCCAAGCAACGAGGGAACATGGCAACTGCCGCACGAATCACACGTGACACACGAGCCTGTACCTTGTCACCGACTGTCACTGTCTGACCTGCCCACTCGAGCCACTCGTTAACACTTGGCTTTGCCATGCGCATGATGCAAACACGATTACCTGCGTGAGCAAGCATGGAGTCACCCACGCCATCACCCGCATTGTTCGATGTTGCAAAGATTTGTGACCCACTGGGCAGTGGCTTGTCACCTACCATTCGCTCAAGAAACAACCTAGTGAAGATAACTTGCAGAAGCTTAGGTGACTTCATGAACTCGTCAGCTAGGATACGCTTAGGCTTTGGACTATTCAAGTTGAAGAGCGAGGACACATAATACTCAAGTGTCTGAGTCGCATGGTTGGGGATAGTCATGCCAATGTCTGACATATCTTTGACAGGGCAGTCGATGTAGATGTAGTCGTACTTGTCGCCTTCGATGTTGACGCCATCGGCAGGACTGCGCCACTTGTCACCACTATCTTCTGCCATCATAGCTAACAGGGAGGTCTTGCCACAGCCAGGTTCGGACTGTATGACAGGCGTGATCTCTGAAGCTATTAGGGGAATGATTCTGCGCAGTTCGTTGATTGAAACTGTTTCGACTGTTTGTACTTTTGCCATGATTGATTACTTTCTTTACTGAGGTTGAACTGATAATGTACTTCTTGCCGCTTTTCACACGCACTTGAACGAACTAAATTTACCGAGGATGTCGTCAATGTCCTCCTTCACTGCGTGACGCACCGCATCGGACTCACGAATGTCCTCTGCCGTTACACCACTCAATGCTCTCTCCAATGATGCCCGCGCTTCTTCGAGCTGGGGATCACCGCTTAGATTGAAGCCCTTGAATGTATCGCACATCTCTTTGGCTTTCAATATGGTCGTGTCGTAGATTTTACGTTTCTTCGTTCTAGTTTCTCCTGTGTTGTCGTCAATGCCAACATCGTCAACGCCACAGCAATGGCTGATCGATTTCATAACTTCGATGAACCTTGATTGCTGTTCCACCATCACGTGAGACACTATTTCCTGAGCCTGTTGACTGTATGTGGCAAATAAATCCTCTGCGATGTCTGACGCTATGCCACATCTGAAATCCGACATGGGAACTTCCGACACAAAGAGTTGGACGCCAAACTTAGATACCAGTTGCTCTTTAGCGGGGTAGTCATTGCGGTCGAACATATCGCCTTGCTTGAACGCCATGTCCGAGACAATGCTATCGTAGGCAAGGATGAAGTCGCCAAGCAACGTATTGAATGCCGCCTGATGACCGTGATACTCTTGCTTGAACTTGGGCATATCCACAGACGGCAACAAGTCCTGCGAGTTGTTCCATCTATAAGTCCTGCGCTTGACCCAGTTATAGATAGTCTGACGATAGTTGACGATCGCCTTGTGACGTGGGTGATCTGCCAAAAGGTTCTTGACGTAGCGCCCCGCGCTCTTGTCTGCATTCTTTGATGCAGTAACTTCATTGCTGATGACTCGGTCTTGCTTCGTCGCTGACCATACATTGACATCCACGCTCACGAGGACTGCTGATGAGGCAAGGCTGATGAGGTGATCGGGTTTATGTAATTCCATAACTCTCTCCTTTGGTTGAAAACAAATCCCACTGATACGTGGGTCTCTAAACAGTGGGGCTGTCAGTCTGCTCTCCCCACTAGCTATAAGTATAACACAACTTGACCTTTGAGTCAAGGGGTTTACTCAAGTTTTTTTATTACCAGTCTGTATGAATTTTTCTCTCGATCTGTATCCAGTGGTAACCATAGTCTCCAGCGGTTCGTTCCTCTATGTCGTTTGAGTCTTCCCCTACACGCAGGAACACAACACCTATCTTGCAATGAAGTTTCCCCTCACTCACTTGACAAGACCAATCTTCCGCTAGGTGTACCAACGTCTCATGGCTAGCCACATCGGGGTAACTGTCGTACCACTTCACGTCATGCGCACTAAAGGTGAACATCTGTTTCTTATGGTCGATCTCCACCTCTGATAACGCTATCTGGCAGTTGGGGTTAGCCTTTGCCTCCAATAAGAATGTGTAGAACGATTGCTCGTTGTTGGTGTCGTGGTCATCGGTGAACCGAATCGTGTACGCCACATCTGATCTATATCCCATTTGAATCTCCTTCTTTCTCCACATATCAGCGGTGTAACCCACCCTTGTTGTTGATACCCTTGAGATCAGCCATGTCGGTGATCATCATGTAGTTGCTCTTGTGCATAGGCACAACGGTGCGCACTGCGTCATGCGAGAGTTTCTCCCCACATGGCATGCAATGCTTGTAACCAAGCTTCCACCGTTCCGTGGAGTACTGTTCATCGCAGTTACGGCAATGGGGTTTGTAGCTTTTCATGGTTTCTCCAATACTTCTGTTATGGCAGTCATAGCTATCTGTGCCTTGTCTTGTGCTGACGCTATGTATTTGGCGGGACTACGCATAGTCCCCTCGGCTCTACGCAAGACACGAGATATGGTGATCAATGCCTCGTACGCCTGTCGCAACACCTCATCTTTCTCCAAAGACAAATGAAACTCCTCGGGGGTCATTCTTCATCCTCCTGATACTTCACAAAGTCTTCTTCCTGCAATGGAGGCAAAGTGATTGCCTCATTGATCATGTGCCATACATCCTTGAGGGACTCCATGGTCTCTGAGCCTGTGCTTGGGTTACAGTAGGCGTAAGGGGTGTTGTCCTTGTTGTAATAAACTTCTTGGAGACAGAACCAATCTTCACCACCGTTCTCTGTCTTTGTGTTTACGATGCGATAGTTCCAGTGCATGATTAGTTCTCCTCGTATGAGTGGGTGACTACGCCCATGGTCTTGATGCGGTACTTGTTCTCTGTACCCTCGTGCATGTCGCCTTGTATGCAGATGTGCATCTCGTAGTCGGCAGTGTCCCGATGGTCATACAACGCCAAGGGTTTGCCGTTGCACAACAGCAGAAACATACTGCGTACTGCCTTCTCCTGTTGTTGTTCCTGCTCAGGCGCGAAGTCGAGCGGTGCGTACTGAACCTTAACTTTTCCCATAATGATCTCCTGATTGATGACCCACGTTGCCGTGGGTGCTTAGTTGCAAATGTGATTAGAGAATGTCGTAGCCAGTCAAGTACTGGAACGACTCGACCTCGGACATAGACTCGGTGATGGTCAAGCCTTCATGCTCGTCGTCGATGTCACCGAACTCATCGAAGCCATACTCACGATCAAGGAACTCAAGGTTCTGTGTGTGGTATGTGTCGATGCGGCAATCAACTGCCAAATAGTCATCCACGCCATCGTGGGTATTGACATTGGGTTGACGGGACTTAGTAAGACGCAAAGTCTTGCGGACTGAACGAGGCATAGCCTTCATCCAATCGCTACCTGTGGCTTTCTCTAATTGCTTAACAGGTAATGCTGTCATAAACGATACTATCATTTCCATCTCCTTGTGGTTCCTGCAAAGGACACCGATTGGTTGAAACAAAACCCACGGGTGCGTGGGATGCTATTTAGGGTCGCTTACTGCATACTTCCCGACCCAGACTCCAGTATAACATAACTTTACCTTTGAGTCAAGCTGTTAATAAAAAAAGTAATCTATGGCGGCAGTTGGAGGCAGTGGGGAGGGGCGCTGAATCTTGTTCTAATGTTCTGGTTTGTTCTACTTTTGAAACTATGCTTATAGAACAAGAAATGGGGGGTCAAAGTTAGCTAAGTTGTTGTTTTTATTAATTAATTATTTAATAAATATATAGATGTTCTAATGTTCTACGAAAAAAGGGTATATGCTCCTCTTTTTTCGATTTTTCTTTGCATTGGCTGAGAAGCCTTTGCTCTCTCAGTTTTTCTCAAAAAAGGGTATACACTGCCAAAACCGTAGAACATTAGAACAGAATGCTCGCAACCCGCATGGATACTCACTTTTTCTGTTCTATTTCAATACACTACGTAGTACTTTGTTCTAGAAAAAATAGAACAAAACTCCAATCCTGTCATTTAAGAAAACGGTAAATGACGCAACCACATTTTCAGCTCTATCAGTTCTGAGAACGGTAGGCGATGCAAAGCAAATTCCACGCATGCGTGGGACGCTAATTAAGCTCCTTGTTCACGCATTGCGCGCCCTCTCGCGCGCGTCGAAAAATAACTGGTTTCAAAAAGCACAGGCGAAAAAAAAGCCCCTGATCATTTCTGATCAGGGGCACGGGTCACAACATCATTTGTTGTATGTCATCCAAAAGGATTTTACGGCAAGGGCGAACTTGGCGCTGTTCGCCGTTGTGTCACCCTTTGCCTGTTTCACCTTTACAGATTTTTCTTGGGCTTCAAATGCTTTGAGCATTGATTGTGCAAAATCCAATGTGGTGCGTGTTGTGGTGTTGCCGTTGCGTTTTGCAAGTATTTTCTTGCAGGCACGTCTAAGGTCACCCAATCGGTTAGAACAGTAATCTGCCACATCATCACGTATCACCTTGATGATGCCATGCAATGCAGGGTTAGTGTTCTTGAGCTTGCCAAATTCTTGGCTAGAGTAAGCGAAGGCATAAGCCACACCTACCTCAATTTTTTCAACCTTTGCATTTTTGACATGCTCGGGTGTTGCAAGAATGTAATGGTCATTGACCACAGCATAGACCTTGGCAGGATACCTCTCGCTGTGACGCAACCGATAACCCTCATAAAGCATTTCCCTTGCTTCGCTTGGGGTGTCCTCTGGAAACCCTGCAATATGCACTAAGGCATACTCTGCTTGGTTGTCTAAGTTGTCCCCTGTTTGAGCTTGTTTATAGCCCAAGTCCTTCAACGATGTAATGGTAGACATAATGTCCTCCGATAGAGTTAATGAAACATCGCCTAGTTGTCTGCTAAGCGATGATGTATATTGACAGATGTGGGGTGTTAAGTAAAGTTCCACGGGGGGATGGGACACTATTTAAGGGTTTCGCACGCCACGCACGCACTCCCGCGCGCGACAGAAAATAACTGGTTTCAAAATAGCGGGCGAAAAAAAACCCCGCAGACCTTTCGATCTGCGGGGTCGGTCAGCTAATTACTTAGCTTCGGAGTGTTTCCACTTCACCATGAAGGCGACTTTAGCTTCAGCAAACCGCTTGTCGTCAGCCGACTTGTCTCCACGATTCTTCGCAGATACTAGGCGGTCAGGGGCGGTATCTTTAAACCACGCTTCCACAAATTCAGCAAAGTCTTTATTGACTCCACGATTCCGCTCTTTACCCTCATTCAGAATCTTCGTGGCGGCTCTTTTCAAGTCACCCAGTCGATTCGAGCAATAGGTAGAAGTCTTCTCCCTGATCTCTTTAACAAGAGCGTGGAGAGCGGGGTTGGTGTTCGCCAACTTACCGAATTCCTGAGCGGAATAACTGTAAGCGTATGGAATACCAATTTCAACCTTCTCTACATTGTCAGCCTTGATATGCTCAGGCGTGGCACGAATGTAGTGATCGTTGATAACCGCATACATAATAGCGGGCTGAAGCGCATTAAACTTCATGCGATAACCTTCATACAGTTGGTCTTTAGCTTCGACTGGGACTTCTTTAGGGAAGTCTTTAATCTGAGTAAGAGCAAAGCGGGCGACTGACTCCAAGGTCTGGTGCGCACCGGCTTGTTGGAAGGCTGAGTCTTTCAAAGAAGTGAAAGAACCTTGCGTGGCGGATTCCACGGCTTTTGCGGCTGATTTTGCCATGTTCAAATCTCCATAAAATGAACGATTGAGAAATACCAAGTAGCAGAATTGCTGACTCAGTGGGATAACAATACCCTAGTGGAGGGTCTTAAGTAAAGTTTCACGAGGGGGTGGGACTCTATCTAGCGACCTTGTCGCCTCGCACGCACTCATACGCGCGACGGAAAATAACTGGTATCACTCGCGCACTAGCACTACTGCGTGGCGCAACATGAGGGCAAAAGAAAAGGGGACCGAAGTCCCCTTGGTTAACGCTTGAAGTAGTTGACTGGCAGTCTGCAGTAGTCTGCATCGTCAAGCTTGGCGCAGAAGGTTGCCCTTATTACTTGCGTGAGTTCGCGGTGACGCTTCTCAGCTTCGTATGTCAGTTGGCTAAATGGACGGCGCTCCTTGAGCGCCTCCACTAACGCCTTGCGGACATGCATCCGCCAGATGTTAGATTGACCGACTGTCATTCGTCGTTCTTGTGTTTGATCTCAGGCAAGATCAATGTGATCATTGCCGTACTAACTACCAGACCTGCTATCCAAAGCCACATGCCTTGCGGCACGAGCATTGCAACTGACAGGGCGAATGTGATCGTACTGATCACCAAAGCTAAACCGTGATACATAGTCTCTCCTTAGTTAAGTTGTTCGTATCTGTTGAGCATGTGAGAGACGTCCCAGCTTGGATCTTCCATTGCTTTAGTCTCTTCAATTAGCTTGGCATCAGACCATCCTGAGATGTCAATCCATGCAGGTCGCACTGCATACACACTTGACCAAGTTGCCCAGAAGTCATGCTCAAGTTGCTGGCGCTTCTCAATCGATGCGTTGATCTTGTCACGCAGAAGTTCACCTAATGTTTTCATGTTGTCTCTCCTTAGGAGAGGGGCCGAAGCCCCTCGTGTTACCGCTTGTAGCGAACTGCTACTGTCTGACCAAATACGTTGGTCACCTTTGCAAACACATCCTTGTTAGGATATGCATACAACCATTGCTTAGCACCGCTAAGTGTCCAAGCCTTGTGAGTCTTAGTAAGCTCACCCCATCGTACATTTACTGTGTACATACAGTCTCCTTTCAAGAGATCTGCAACCTCTACCGTGTTGCATTAGGGTCAGATTAGCGTGGAATGGGGGTAAATGTAAAGTTTGGCAGGGGGAGACCCCCATCCCCCCACCCCCCAAGACCCTGAATGGGTCCCCCCGCATACCCCATACCCCCTAACAAGCACAAATAACTACACATTTTTCCCAAACCCACCCCCCTCCAATTACGCATGCCGGTCACTCCAAAAATATATTTTATGTAAAGTAAACCTCGAATCGACTGTTCCGTGTAATTCACTAGAACCTAACATCCATGCGGCTTCCCAGCCATTTAGGTACGTTTCGGCAGGAAGTACTTATTGCCATTTCGATCCCTTTTCTGTCACCCCACCCCCTGCACAAATTGCACAAACCTCTGCACAGTGTGTAATTCAAAACACCCCCCGGGTAGGATTCCTAACCTCCCCCTTGCACAAAGATATATTTATGTGTTACATTTGCCCAAACTGTCGAAGGAGCCTTCGCTGACATGGATGAATTAGTACCGCATATTGAGGAGAACATTCCTCTGCCACAGAACGCTAAAGAGGCGTTCCCGGACTTGTCGCCCGCTGAAGAATTGCAAATGCGGGCCAATGTCATTAAGTTAATGTCTGACCTTACAGGTCAGCAGATATCCCCTACCAAAGATAACGCAACACAAGCTACAGAACTAGCTCGTCAAATGGCGTCTGACCCTAAATTTAGACCTGAGTTTGCCAAGTACCCCAACGAAACATTAGCGTTTCTTGCAGGTATGGTTGCTCAGATGAACGTATCTATTGTTGAAGAACTATCAGACTTTAAACTGTACGTAGTTAATAAGCTTGTGCATGAAATAGAACACACACGCGACCCTAAAGCACGCCTTACTGCCATAAGAAACTTAGGTGAGATTGATGGTGTAGACGCGTTTAAGAAACGTACAGAAATTACACACAAAATTTTATCTGCCGAAGAGGTAGAAAAAGAACTTTTGGATACCTTACAAAGCCTTGAAGGTAAGGTCATTGATGTTGAAGCACGCGAAGTATTAAAGCATGAGTCAAAAACTGACGCCTGAAGCATTATTTAAGCTGCGACAAGCATTGCCGGGGATGCCCGACAAACAAAAAAGACGTACGCTTGAACTGTTAAAGCAGTACGATGCACAGATGACTCAGAGTTTAGGTAAGGAGAGTTTCCTTGACTTCATCAACCACGTCTATCCCGGCTATAAAGTCGGACCTCACCATCTTAAACTTATTCAAATCTTTGAAGATATTGCTGCGGGTAAGAAAAAACGCGTCATTGTTAATATTGCTCCACGACATGGTAAGTCTGAACTCATATCCTATCTTGCACCAGCGTGGTTTCTCGGTAAGTATCCTCAGAAAAAGATTATCATGGGGTCTCACACGGCAGATCTGGCTGTTAACTTTGGCCGGCGTGTGCGTAACCTCGTTGGATCGGACGCTTATAAGGGAATATTTCCGCAAGTAGAGCTTCAGTCTGACTCTAAATCTGCATCAAGATGGGGAACAAACTTCAATGGTGAATATTTTGCTATTGGTGTCGGCGGGGCTTTGGCTGGGCGTGGCGCAGATTTGTTTATTATCGATGATCCGCACTCTGAGCAAGAAGCTAAGACCGGAAGGCCCGATGTTTTTCTTCCTGCTTGGGAGTGGTTTCAGTCTGGCCCTTTGCAGCGGCTTATGCCTGGTGGTGCAATCATCATTGTGATGACTCGCTGGTCTAAATTGGACCTGACGGGCATGATTGTTCAGCAAACTGAACGAAATGAAGACGTAGATCCGTGGGAAGTGGTTGAATTCCCCGCAATTAAGGATGATGGCACGGCACTTTGGCCAGAATTTTGGGATGTTGAGGAGCTTTTATCTAAAAAAGCAGCTTTGGACATCCGCTATTGGAATGCACAGTACATGCAGCAGCCTACTTCTGTAGAAGGAGCGCTGATTAAGAGGGAATGGTGGAAAATTTGGGAAAAAGAAGACCCTCCCGAATGCGAGTTCATCATTATGTCGCTCGATGCTGCGCAAGAAGCTACCAATAGGGCTGACTATAACGCTTTGACGACGTGGGGTGTGTTTTATAACGAGGAAACACAGAACTTTTCCATCATCTTGCTCAATGCAATCAAGAAAAGGATGGAGTACCCAGAGCTTAAAAAGCTGGTGCTAGAAGAATACAAGGAGTGGCAGCCAGATGCGTTCATGGTGGAGAAGAAATCCAACGGATCGGCTCTGTATCAGGAGTTCAGACGCATGGGTGTGCCTGTAGGGGAGTTTACTCCGGGCAAAGGACAAGACAAAATAGCGCGTGTGAACGCAGTGTCTGACTTGTTTGCATCTGGCATTGTGTACGCCCCAGACCACCGGTGGGCTAAGGAAGTAATAGAAGAGTGCAACGACTTTCCAGCCGGCACCAACGACGACTTAGTGGACTCAACGACGCTTGCGCTGTTAAGATTCCGACAGGGTGGGTTTTTACGACTTCCGACAGACGAGCCGGAAGATAATTTTTTAAAACAGTATCGCAAAAAAGCTGCGTACTACTAAGGATACATCATGGCGACAAATATGGACAAAGCTCTGTACGAGGCTCCCCAAGGACTGGATCAGTTGGGTGCAACAGAAGAGCCAATTGAGATCGAGATTGAAGACCCTGAGGCAGTGCGCATTAAAGCGGGGGATGTAGAGATTGAGATTGAACCAACAGAGGGCGATGATGAGTTTAGTAAAAACTTAGCTGAAGACATCCCTGAAGATGTTCTTGCCTCACTTGCTACCGAGTTAATTGGAGATTACGAGTCTGATGTGTCTGCCCGTAAAGATTGGGTACAGACTTATGTAGATGGTCTAGAACTCTTAGGCTTGAAGATTGAAGAAAGAACAGAACCTTGGCCCGGCGCTTGTGGTGTGTATCACCCGCTTTTGACTGAAGCGGTTGTGAAGTTCCAAGCTGAGACCATGATGGAGACATTCCCTGCAATGGGGCCTGTCAAGACAAAGATTATTGGCAAAGAAACCCCTGACAAGAAAGACGCGGCGGAGCGAGTTCAAGAAGACATGAACTATCAGCTTACTGACGTGATGAAAGAGTACAGACCTGAGCATGAGCGCATGCTCTGGGGCTTGGGCCTTGCTGGTAACGCGTTTAAGAAGGTGTACTACGACCCATCCTTAGGGCGTCAAGTATCTATGTATGCGCCAGCGGAAGATGTAGTCGTGCCTTACGGTGCTTCAAGCCTTGCTGATGCAGAACGTATCACGCACGTGATGCGCAAGAATAAAAATGATCTTAAGCGACTGCAGCATGAGGGTTTCTATCGTGACATTGACTTGGGTGAGCCTACTCAAACAATGGACGAAGTAGAAAAGCGTATTGCGGAGAAGATGGGCTTCCGTGCTACGCAAGATGATCGGTTCAAACTTTTGGAGATGCAGGTCGATCTTGACCTAAAAGGCTATGAACACAAAGACGACGGCAAAGAGACGGGCATCGCACTCCCATACATCGTCACGATTGAGAAGGGTACGACGAATATACTTGCGATCCGCCGCAACTGGGAACCAGACGACGAACTCTGCCAAAAACGCACGCACTTCGTCCACTACGGTTATATTCCCGGGTTCGGTTTTTATAATTTTGGCCTTGTCCACCTTATTGGTTCTTTTGCTAAATCTGGTACTTCTATTCTTCGCCAGTTGGTTGATGCTGGAACTCTATCTAACCTCCCCGGTGGTTTTAAGACTAGAGGACTTCGCACCAAAGGCGACGACACCCCAATCTCCCCGGGCGAGTTCCGTGATGTAGACGTTCCTAGCGGCACGATGCGTGACAACATCATGCCTCTGCCATACAAGGAGCCATCACAGGTTTTGGCAGCGCTCTTGAATCAGATTATTGATGAAGGCCGCAAGTTTGCCGGCGCTGTTGAGCTGCAAACATCAGATATGTCGGCGCAGGCTCCTGTAGGCACAACTCTGGCTATCCTTGAGCGTCAGCTTAAGACTATGTCGGCTGTTCAGGCTCGCATCCACTATTCGATGAAGCAAGAGTTCAAACTCTTGAAAGTAATCATCCGTGACTACACTCCAGAAGAGTACAGCTACGAGCCAATTGAGGGTGGTCGCCGTGCTAAGCAGTCTGACTATGACATGGTCGATATTATCCCAGTGAGTGATCCCAACGCTGCGACGATGGCTCAGAAAGTTGTTCAGTATCAGGCGGCTCTCCAGCTTGCGCAGACAGCTCCTCAGTTGTATGACTTGCCACTCTTGCACCGTCAGATGTTAGATGTGCTAGGTATCAAGAATTATCAGAAACTTGTGCCAATCCATGACGATATGAAGCCTCGTGATCCGGTTACAGAGAACCAGAACATGCTTAACAACAAGCCTGTTAAAGCGTTTATCTACCAAGACCATAAAGCCCACATTGCGGTTCACATGGCTATGGCTCAAGATCCTCATATCCAGCAGATGTTAAGTCAAAGTCCTCAATTGGCGCAGCAGCTTATGGCTGTGGGTTCGGCACACGTTGCTGAGCACTTGGGTATGGAGATGCGCAAGCAGATCGAGCAAGCTATGGGTCAAACGTTGCCACCATACAACGAAGATGCAGATGAAGTTGAAATGTCCCCAGAGATGGAGGTTCAGGTGTCTCAGATGGCGGCGCAAGCAGCCCAGCAGATTCTGCAACAACATCAGCAAGAAGCTCAACAGCAGAAAAACAAGCAGATGCAGGAAGACCCGCTCATCCAGTTGCAGCAGCAAGAACTCCAGCTTAAAGCCCAAGAGCAGCAACGCAAGGCGGCTAAAGATCAGGCAGATGTCATGCTCAAACAGGCTCAGTTACAAATTGAGCGTGAGCGGATCAATGCGCAGCAGGAGACTGAAGGTGTAAAGATTGCGATGAAGGCGCAAGCTGATAAACAGCAGCGAGATCACACGCATGAGCAGGCTGGCTTCTCAACAGGTATGGACATGCAGAAGCATCAGTTGATGTTAGCTAATCAAAGAGAAATTGCCCAGATGCAGACTGAACATAGGGCTAAACAACAGCAAAAACCTAAAAAGGATAGCTGATGTACCAAACTAAAAAAGCGCTGGATCTTTTAATCCAGCAAATTGATGCAAACATCAAACAAATCGAGGAAGACTTAGGAGCCAAATCTGCTAAGTCTTACGAGGAGTACTGCAATAAATGTGGGGTTATCACAGGTCTACTCACAGCTCGCAGAAACATTGCAGACCTGACAAAAAACATGGAGAACTCGGATGAGTGAAACACCAACGTTGGATTTAAGTCAAGCAGTCGATCTATCGGCCTTGATGTACAAGAAAGCAGAGGAGAAAGCTAAACAGCTACCAAAACCATCAGGCTACCGCATTCTTTGCGCAATTCCTGAGGCGGAGAAGCAGTTTGAAGAGAGCGAAATTGGTTTGGTGAAAGCAGACGAAACCATGCGCAACGAAGAGACCCTCACAACGGTCTTGTTTGTCGTTGAGCTTGGCCCAGACTGTTACAAAGATACAACAAAGTTCCCAACGGGACCTTGGTGTAAACAAGGCGACTTTGTTTTGGTCCGGCCCTACGCTGGTTCACGACTGGTCATCCACGGTAGAGAGTTCCGCATCATCAACGACGATACTGTAGAAGGTATTGTTGACGATCCACGCGGCATAAAACGCAAATAAGGAGCGCACATGCCTAAATTTAGCGATAGCTATAAGTTCCCCGATGAAGAAGATAAGGGTAAACCCGAAGATACCTTTGATATCTCTGTTGAGGGCGATGACGTAGATATTAATATCGACGTAAAAGACGATACTCCCCCTGAAGACCGGTTCGTAGAACCCCTTCCAAACAGTATTAAAGAAGACTTAGAGAAGGCTGACGACTCTGAGGATTACTCCCATAACGTAAAGCTTAAATTTAAGCAATACAAGAAGGCTTGGCACGACGAGCGTAGGGAGAAAGAGGCTGCAATACGTGAGCAACAAGAGTCTTTAGCCGTTGCACAGCGTATCCTTGACGAGAACCGTAAGCTTAAAAACGTCCTGCAATCAGGCGAAAAAGAGCTTATTTCTACATATCAGAACTCCGCTGAGATGGAAGTCGATAAGGCTAGCCGCAACTACAAAGAAGCCTACGATTCAGGTGATTCTGACAAGCTTTTAGAAGCTCAGCAGGAAATGATCCGTGCTCAGCTTAAGTTAGATAAAGCAAAAAATTTCAAACCTACTGTACAAAATGAAGAAAATGATGTACAAATCACACCACAGAGGTCTCAAAACCCTCAAATGGACCCGAAAGTTGCGTCATGGGTGTCAAAAAACCCATGGTTCGTTGATCAAAATAAACGATCTATGCGCAGATATGCTGAAGGTGTCCACGAGGATTTAGAGTCCAAATATGGTCGAGGCTACATTGGTACAGATGAGTACTATGCAGCGATAGATAAAGAAGTGCAACGCCGATTCCCAGAAGAATTTGGTGGAGCTTCAACTAACGATGAGGATGAAAGACCTCAACGTACAAAACCAAGCACGGTGGTCGCGCCAGCTAAAAGGAGTACTGCTCCTAAAAAAGTAGTTCTTTCTAAGACGCAGGTGGGCTTGGCAAAGAAATTTGGATTAACCAACGAGCAATATGCTCGT